CTCCCCGTGGCCCCGTGGCGGACGCGGCTCCCCGTGGCCCCGTGGCGGACGCGGCTCCCTGGTCACCCGTGGCGGACGCGGCTCCCCGTGGCCCCGTGGCGGACGCGGCTCCCCGTGGCCCCGTGGCGGACGCGGAATCTTCAAGCGTGGCACGCTCCCATGTGTAGGCAACGGCCGCCTTAACCAGCCCGGCGAGGGAAATTTCCGCCCCGATTGTCAATTTCTTCGTGACTCGTTTTGTGTCGTTGCTCTTCTCGGTTGAGGCGCAATCGGTGGACACCTCGCAATACCGGCTGGTGGCGGGAGGGTAGTAGCTAAAGCAGTCGAGAGGATGCTCACAAAAATGGAGGCCGGATTCACATAACGACAAGTCTCCGTCGTGCTCGTGCGTTTGCCCCACTTCGTACTGGAGCCCTCGGCACCGCAAGTCCTTGTCGAAACCCTTGAAGCCCGTCACCGTTTGCGCTTCAGGCTTTTTCTTGTTTTTTGACATTGTATATCTCCCCGTGTTTTTGAGATTCCCGCTTCGGCCCGTGGGCCGCGTTCGTCGTTGATGGCAATATAGGGCGATTCACCCTAAATTGTCCAGATGAATTTTGGGTTTTTTGCCCAAAATAAAAAATTGAGCGCAAAAAAAACCGCCTTTCGGCGGCGGGGGGGGGCTGGGTGGTTGGCTGGTGGTTCGCCCTGGCGGGATGGCAAGAAAAAGGCCCGCGTGGGCGGGCCTTAAAGCTTGCGCCGCGTTGGATTGCGTTCTCCTGTGCGCGGCGGCCTTGCGGACGAACCCCAAGGACTTAATCACCCGATTGGGTGCGGACTATTTTTTAGGAAGTCGGTCTAGCAGCGTGTCTAACTTGGCCTCAACCTTGTCAAAGCTGGCAATTGACCGACTTTCGCTTGCGGATATTTTCTCTTCAAGTTTGGTGTATCCTTGCCACATAGCTCCGGCCAACACCAAGAAAAGAACAGCGACGGTCGAGGCGAAGATAATGAAATGTTTATCCATTTTTGAAGAAATTTGCCTTATGTCCTGCTCAATAAGGGACAGGCGTCTGTCCGAAGACTCGGCAAAAGCCTCTAGCTTAGCAACCCTGGTGTCCATGTCACAGCCTCCGCCAAAATCATAAGATGGCATGGCGTCAGCGTCAACCCCGCGATCCGGAGGCAGGCTCATAAGCGCGAAAATGAGTCGTTGGTCATGGGGTTTCATTTTTGGTCCCCGGAGACTGGATTGACTTGGCGATTTCAATAATTGTTGATCTCATTTTTTCTCCGCCATAGTCTTTATATACGGATTCAACCCATTTTAGATTCGTCAAGTCAACCAATCTGTATCCTAATTCTTGAATGTTTGTTTCGTATAGCGCGTCAAGCTCTTCCTTTGACAAAACCCACTGCGAAACGCTTCCACATTCGTCGCAAACAGTGAAAAAAGACAAAAACCGTAGTTCGCTTTGCGAAAACGGATGTGGGATGATAGGAAGATGTTTCTTTTCGTCGCGATTGATGTAGGCGTTTACAGCAAACCATCCAGGTTCAAGCGGCAAGCTCGAAATAAAAAATATTTTCGCCAGTTCGCCGCATCGGCACTTTTTCTTTTCCAAAGACACAAGGGGGTTGTTGCTCATGTCATTCCCTCCGTTTTTGGTATGCAAACAATTTGCGGACGTTGGGGAAAATTTTTTTGCCTATCTGAACCCCGGCCCCCGCCCGGAATTACGCGGAGACAGGGAGCTTTTTAGGGGGCTGGCGCTTTTCAATTTCTTTGGCCACAGACCTTGCTTTTGCGATAAAGTCAAAAAAAGTGTCTTCTGGGTTTTTCTTCAGGACCTCGCTTAGCCGTAAAACCTCTGAAAACGTAATCCCTTCTGGATTGGACTTGATTGCATCCCACCTCGTTTTATCCGCCTTCCCCCACATGGCCCTGCAAAACGCAGAGACATTGAATGGGTCTGAGCCGGGCCGCCCGCGCCCTTCACGCTTTAGGGTCGGGACGCCAGGGGCCTCCTGGTAAATAACCTCTAAAATTGCTTGGCACATAATATCCATCCTTTGCCCATACCATGGGCGGCCAAACCTTCAAGGTCTATTTCCCCCAAAATTCCCGCTTGCATTTTAGGGTGGATTGCCCTAAATTATCGCCATGAGCACAATCGAAGAGGATTTCACCACCCTGCGCGAGGCTTACGGCTCCCACCTTCGTGTTGCGGCCATCCTTGGGATGGACGGACGACACTATCGGCGCGTCCGGGCTGGAGAGCACAAAAACAAGTGGACCCTCCAGGCCATTGCCGAGGCTGCGGCCAGGGTGCGCGCAAGCCAGCCTCTCCCCGCCCCCGCCCAGCCCCAGGAGGCCCCCAATGTTTGATGACCTTCTCGACCATCCCTTGGCCGCGGCCACGATGATCTGCGTCATCCTCGGCCAGCTTTCCAACCTCGTCGCCAATCTGTGCATCATCCTTGGTGCGCGCTGATAACGGCCGCATAATCCTTATGGCGACGGACCAGGAACACATGAATCAACGGGGCATCGGTATGAAAAAGCACAGGCGCGGACTTCGTGAGGCCGGACGGGACCAAAAGGGAGATGCTTTTTCGCGTCTCTTCCGTCCTGACATACCCGGCGACGCCGCCAAGAGTGTCATGCTCGCTTTGCCCGGCGAAGGTTCCGCATTGAAGCTCTACGGTCGTCACCAGGATATCTTTCTGCCCCCGGTTCTCGATGTGAATTTTCGTCTCGATCATGCCGGAAATCGGGCTTGTCCGGTCAAGGCGGACTCGCGGCCTATCCTGGCTCCGGTTCCGCGCCCAATTCAGGAAGGCGAACACGCCACCGGACAGGGCCGCCACGGCTGCAACGCACGAGGCAATTGGGCCGTAAACATGAACGAAGTCGAGGGGCATAGGTATGACCTCCAAAGAATGGCTTTTCCTTGCAACCCTCGTGTCCATCGGCCTTGCCGCTCTGTCAAGGCTGTTGGTTTGAACTCCCAACCCCAGGAGGCGTGAATCATGCGCCACGACCGCACCGGACGCATCTATCATGACCCCGTTTCCCGCCCGGCCCACGTCATCGAGTCGGGCGACATGCACCGTTGCACGATCTGCGGGGCCGAAACTCGGGCCGAAGGGCGGTTGCTCAGGACGTGGTTCGAGTTTCATGGCTTATGCCCATTTCGGGGAGCGCAAGCTGGTACATCACGCTCCCGGGCCAGCGTTCAGCCACCATGCCCGAGGCCCGCGCAAGCATCGCTTCCAGGCTTGTGCCCGGCGGAACAGGGAAGCGCCTCCAAAAGATTTCGGCGGCCCGAATCACGCGCATCGTGACAAGGACTGCGCCGGGCAGGACTTCGCAGGTGACGGATAAATTGTTTTCCATGCAGAGAGCATAAACGAGTGCTCACGGACCTCAAGGAACTTCAAGGAATGCAGGGGTATCAAATGGAACTCGACCTGAAAACAATGCCCGTCGGCGCGGCCATCCAACAGGCGAAAATCAAGTCAGGGCTGGATTATCGCACCATCGCGACGCGCATGGGCATCCATCATTCCGTGGTCAAAAAACTTTTTGCCGAACACCAGGATCGTCTGCCGGACATCCTTGAAGTCGTCGAAATTTGCAATGCGCTCGGCAACACCTTTCTTCTCGACTGGCTGGCCGCACAGGTCGAAATCCTTCCGGTGGAAGCCCCAACGTCCGTTCCCGGCCAGTTCTGCCGCCTCTCCGAATCGTTTGCGAACACCGCCCGGGCCACTACCGAGGCCATGGCCGACGGCCACACGTCGCCGCAAGAGGCGAACGATATCTTGCTGCATGCCCGCGAAGTCCGCGACGCCGCCACGCGCTTGATGGGCGCTTTGGAGCCGATTGCCGGGCAGATGTACAAGGGTGGGAAATGGGTGAAGGTCGAAATTTTTGAGGGACGGCAATGATCGAAGGCCAGCCGCACATCACGGCCCTGATTTTGGGGAACCAGCCGACCATGAATCAGGCCGGGGCTGACGCCGAGGGCACAGGCCGGGCCATGGCGAAGGGACAGCCCTTCAACTGTGTCCGTGGCCAGGGCCGCTTGACGCTGGCCCAGTGCTTGGAGCGGTTTTTGGGCGGCCATCCGGTTTGCGCCCGGGACTGCGGGTGCAGCTTGGGGAAGAGGGCCGTGGAGAAAAATCCAACAGCCGAGGAAACCATGGGTTACAAGGACAAATACGGCGACTGCTCGTGTGGAAAGACCGGCGTGAAGCTCGACAAGAACGGACGCTGCTACAAATGTCAGGAGGCCATTCGGGAGGCTGCGAAAGAGGAGCGCAAGACCCGCGTGATTGGTCCGGCGCCCGATGCCCCGCCCAAGCCCGTCGCGGCCATCCAGGAAACGCAGGAGCTCGACGACGGCCAGCAAGTCGGCCCGCGCGTCGAGGAGGCGGGGGAGAGGCTGAACGCCACGGCGGAAGGCTTGCGCCCCCTGGTGAACACCTTTTCCGCGCTCACCGTGCCGGAGTCCGTGCCGCCCGAGGGACAGCTTGTTGGTGATGAAGATCCTTTGCCCGACGCCTGCCAGGGTTGGCCGGAGACGGCCGGGCCCCTGGTCATCGACGGCATGGAGTTTGAGGCGTTCACCTCCACCAGGGCCAAAGTCAGTCCGACGCCGCTTCTCTCTGTCCAGTCCGGAAGGGTGTTCAGCTTCAACACCGGGGCCATTGAAACCTTCGGCCTCGCCCGGTTCGCCTACGTCGAACTTTTTGCCAGCGCCGACCGCAAATCCGTCGCTTTCAAATTCTCCGAGGATTCCCCGGCCAGCGGCCACGGTGTCAGGGCCACGGACTCCAAAGACCGAACCCGTAAGCGCATCGGCGCGCAGGGCTTCATGAGCGCCTTCGGCTTGGACCTCAAGGGCAAAGGGCCGTGGCCGCTGAAGCAGCCGCAACCCGGCGTGCTCGTGGCGAGGGTGGGATGAAATACCAGGACTTTATCAAATCGAAGCATGTGCGGGTTGGCGAAGTCGGCTTTACCCCTGGAGAAATGCATTGTTCCCTTTTTGACTGGCAGCGCGCCATCGTCGAGTGGGCATGTCGCAAGGGTCGGGCCGCACTTTTTGAGGACTGCGGGCTTGGGAAAACGAGGCAACAATTGGAGTGGGCGCGTCAAGTCGTTCATCACACTGGCCGCCCCGTGCTGATCGTTGCCCCGCTTGCAGTTGGCGCGCAAACCGTGGCCGAAGGCATGGAAATTGACCTCCCCGTGGCGCAGGTTCGCGGGCAACAGGGAGTCACCTCGCCCGGCGTCTACGTCACAAACTATGAGATGGTGGAGCATTTCAACCCTCGGGAGTTTGGGGGCGTCGTGCTCGACGAATCGTCGATTCTAAAGGCGTTCATGGGTAAGACGAAACGACTCTTGGTCGAGATGTTTTCATGCGTCCCATATCGTCTTGCATGCACGGCTACGCCTGCCCCGAACGATTTGTGTGAACTTGGCAATCACTCTGAATTTCTTGGGCTATTCTCTCTCCAGGAAATGCAGTCCCGGTGGTTCGTCAACGACGGATTTGATGCCGGATCGTATCGGCTCAAGAAGCACGCCGCGTATGATTTCTGGCAGTGGGTTGGATCTTGGGCTGTTTGCATCCAGACGCCGGCCGATCTTGGTTTCGATGGGTCCGCCTTTGTCCTCCCGCCTCTTGTTACGCATCAACACGTTGTCGCTGTGGATGAGTTTAAGGACGGCCAAGGTACGCTGGTCAACATGCAGAAGCTTTCCGCGACGGCGCTTCACCAAGAACTTCGCGAAACGGCCCCGCAGCGCGCTGAAAAGGTGGCCATCCTTTGCAATCAATCAACCGAGCCGTGGGTTGTGTGGTGCCATACGGACGCGGAGTCCGACGAACTCATGAATCGCATACCCGACGCCGTAGAGGTAAAAGGGTCTATGCCGATACAGCGCAAGGTGGACAACCTCGCGGCGTTTAGCAGCGGGGGCGCTCGCACCATCGTCACCAAGCCCAAAATCGCGGGATGGGGGTTAAACTGGCAACACTGCGCAAACATCGCCACTGTCGGGCCTTCGTATTCCTTTGAGTCCAGATACCAAGCAATCCGCCGTTGCTGGCGTTTCGGCCAAAAACGCCAAGTCGAGGATCACGTTGTCATGACCCGCCGTGAGTCGGCGGTTTTCGAGGTCGCACAATCAAAAGAAGTGCAGCATCAATCCATGGCCGACGCGATGCGCGAGGTCGGGCATGATTTGTCTGTGGCGAGACGACGCGAGTTAAAAGAATACCGACCTATTCAGCAAATAAAACTGCCGTCTTTTATCAGGAGCGATAGCCATGCAATGTGAAAATCAGGCCCACGGCAAGAACTGGTCAATCTACCTTGGGGATTCATGCGAGGTCATCAAGGGAATCCCTGACGGGTGCATGGATTTTTCGGTTTTCTCCCCGCCGTTTTCGTCCATCTTCGTCTATTCGGATTCCGAGCGCGACATGGGGAACTGCGCCACGGACGACGAGTTTTACAAGCACTTCGGGTTCCTGGTCCCTGAACTCTTGCGCGTTACCCGCCCGGGCAGGTTGTGCGCTGTCCATTGCTCAGACCTGCCGATGTTCAAGTACAAGGACGGCAACGTGGGGTTGAAGGACTTCCCCGGCGAGTTGATCCGCCTGTTTTCATCCCATGGGTGGATCTATCATTCCCGTGTGACGATATGGAAAGACCCCGTAGTGGAGATGCAGCGCACGAAATCCGTTGGGCTTCTTCACAAACAGCTTTGCAAGAACTCTGCGATGGTTCGTCAGGGAATATCTGACGTGCTTCTGGTTTTTCGCGCCCCTGGCGAAGACGTTCCAGTCCATCGTCCGGGAGGACTTGACCCGTCAGAATATGTTGGGACTGGTGATCCGACGCCATCCCGTGGCGATGTGGTCCCGATGCAAACGAGCATCGACGTGTGGCAGCGGTACGCCTCTCCGGTCTGGTTCGACATCAACCAAACCAGGACGCTCAACGTCCGAGTGGCCCGAAGCGAGAAAGACGAACGACACCTCTGCCCCCTTCAACTGGACGTGATCGAACGCGCCATCGAGTTGTGGACCCTTCCCGGAGAAGTCGTTTTCACCCCGTTCGCGGGCATCGGTTCGGAGCTTTACGGGGCCGTCTCGCGCAAGCGCAAGGCCGTGGGGATTGAACTCAAGCCGGAATACTTTGCACAGGCCGTGAAGAACCTGCGGGCCATCGAAATGGAGTCGTCAAGGCCATCTCTTTTGGAGGTCAGCAATGCGTAAAATCTACCTTGCAGGCCCATATCGCATCCTGACAAATCCGTGCGCCATGAGCGGTTTGTAAAGCTCAATGTGCTTTCCGGACTTCTCCTGGCCCAGGGCAATATCGTTTTTTCGCCCATATCCATGACTCACCCGATAGCCACGATGTGCGACTTGCCTCTTGGTTTTGACTTTTGGGAGGCTCAAGACCGCGCGTTTATCGAGTGGTGCGATGCGCTTTATGTGGCGATGATTTCAGGATGGGATGAAAGCGTGGGGGTCGAGAAAGAAGTCCGGATCGCCAAAAAGATGGGAAAGCCGGTGGAATATCTCAAGGTGCCATCATGACCACCCAACACACGCTTGTTTGCCCCTCCTGCGGCGTCCCGTGGGTTGACCACCTCGGGATGACCGGGACGTGCGCGAAGTTGCGGGAGGCGACCAGGACGTTGCGGACGCTCAAGACGATTTTGTCCAGCGCCGAGGGCGATGATGTGGCGGCACGTCAAGCCGTGGAAATAATCGATGTGACCTTGGAGCGGGTGGAGAGGCAATGAGCGAAATTTTGTCCATCTACGCCCGCGCCCTGGCCCACTACGGCTCTCGCGCCCAGATCGACCAGACCATCGAGGAGTGCGCCGAACTCATTGTGGCGCTGCGGCATCACATGCGTGGCCGGGCAAAAGAGGCGCAGGTCATCGAGGAACTGGCTGATGTGCAAATCATGCTGGAACAGATGCGGTTTTTGTTCGGCGAGGCCGACGTGGACGAGGTGAAGCGGGAAAAGCTGGCGAGGCTGGAGAAGAGGATGGGGGGCCACACCGATGCTCTATGAATCCCGTGACCACCGTCGCCGCGAACGGGACGACGCCGACGTTCAACATCTCCGGTGGGCCGAATACGAGCGGCGAAAGCGCGCCATCGCGGACGAAGCTATAGATGCCACGGACTACGAGATTCGTGTGATGCAGTTGGCGAAGGAGATGGGGATATAGCATGGAATGGTTCCGCTTTTACGTCGGCACAACCACGGACCCGAAATTCCGCGTCGTGGCTAAGAAGGCAGGATCGCGACTGGGGGACGTGCTGTCTGTCTGGCAGATGATCCTGGAGAGGGCGTGCGCGTCGGCCGAGCGGGGCCGAGTTGACGGGTTTGACTGTGAAGGCGCGGACGCGCTGCTGGACCTTGATGACGGGTCAGCTTGTAAAATTTTTGCCGCGATGGAGTCTAAGGGTTTGATCGTGTCCGGGAGAGTCGCCGCGTGGGAAAAGAGGCAGCCCAAACGAGAACGCGAGGAAGACAGCTCAAACAGGGTCAAAGCGTTTAGGGAACGCCAAAAGCTAGCAAGTATCGCCACTTGCGACAATGTAACGCCATGTAACGCCATGAAACGCCAAGAAACCCGTGTAACGGGGGCTTGTAACGAGATCATCGAAAAGTCCGAAAACAACCCCCTTAACCAGGGTGTTTTCGAGGATAGCAATCAAGAAATCGAAGGCGAACTTAACAACGAAAATCAAATAAATACTGATGTTTACGACAATGTAACGCCATGTAACGCCACGCAACGCCAAGAAACGCCTAGAGGAGAGGAGATAAGAGAAGAAAAGAATAAAGAAAGAAACACCCCCCCTCCCCCCTCTCGGGGGGTGACGCGACCGCCTGCGGCGGATCGCGAGTTTGACGAGTTTTGGCAGGCGTTCCCCAAAAAGAAATCCAAGGGCCAAGCCAAAAAGGCATGGGACAAGCTCCGCAAGGAGAAAAAACTTCCACCGCTTCCCACGATGTTGCAAGCCATAGCAGCCGCAAAGGCGGGCCATGATTGGCAAAAGGACGGCGGAAAGTACATCCCATACCCGGCGACTTGGCTTAACGGCGAGAGATGGGAGGACGAGCCAACGCAGGTGGCGAAAGTTTCCGGAGGGCACCCGTCGTGGTTCTGAAATCATTTACCGATTTTGGGATTGAGGTGCCTTCGGATGCTACGGGCGACGTGAAGACGACATGCCCGCAGTGTTCGCCGTCCAGGAAAAAATCCACGGACCCGTGCTTGAGCGTGAACGTGGACGACGGCGTCTGGAATTGCTGGCATTGCGGCTGGACGGGCGGGCTGAAAATCGCTTCGGAGAAGAAAGAACCAACGCCGAAGCGGCCAGTCAAGCCTGCCTACAAGGCCAGCGTGGACTTGCCCGAGAAGGTGCTGGCGTACTTCTCCGGGCGCGGGATCACGCCCGAGGCGTTGAAGGCGAATCGGGTGGGCTATGGCATGGCCTGGATGCCCGGGGCGGACGGGGAAGTGACGTGCATCCAGTTCCCCTACGTCAAGGGCGGCGAAGTCGTGAACATCAAGTTTCGCGACGGGAAAAAGAGGTTTCGGCAGGCCAAAGATGCCGAAAAATGCCTGTACCGCTTTGACGAAATCGCATCCCGGGCCAGCGCGAGTAGGTTCCTGGTCATCACCGAGGGCGAGATGGACGCCCTGTCCCTGGTGAGCATCGGCATCAACGCCGTAACTAGCGTCCCCGACGGCGCGCCATCTCCGGATACGAAGCAGTACGAGAAGAAATTCAGCTTCTTGGAGCCCGCCGAAGAAATCCTTGCCGCCTATGGCCGCGTGATCCTGTGCGTGGACAATGACCTGCCCGGCCAGACGCTTGAGCGTGAGCTTGCCCGACGCATCGGCGTCGAAAAGTGTTGGCGCGTCACATACCCCGACGGGTGCAAGGACATCAACGAAGTCCTGGTCAAGCACGGCAAGGACGCTGCGGCGGCGGTCATTACCAACGCGGTTCCGATGCCCGTGGTGGGGCTGTTTGGGATTCCCGACCTCGCCGGGGATGTGGACTTGCTTTACGCCGAGGGGATGCGTCCTGGCGTTTCCACTGGGTGGGCGTGCCTGGATGAGTTCTACACCGTTCGCCCGGGCGAGATGACGATTGTGACCGGCATCCCAGGTTCAGGGAAGTCAAACTGGCTGGACGCGCTCCTGGTCAACCTCCACCGGGAACAGGAATGGGCGTTTGCGCTGTTCTCACCTGAGAACTGGCCGCCTGAGAGGCATGTTGCCAACATCCTGGAAAAGATCATCCGAAAGCCGTTCTCGACGAAGTACAGCTACACGGAACGGATGCGAGAAGATGAAGTGGCCTCGGGAATGCAATACATGGACGGATTTTTCCATTTCATCATGCCGCCAGAAGACGAAATGTCCCTTGATAGCATTTTGCAAAAGGCTCGTGCCGCGATATATCGTTTTGGTTGCCGTGGTGTTGTTATTGACCCATGGAATGAAATAGAGCATAATCGTGGCGACAAAATGAGCGAAACGGACTACATTTCACAATGTTTAACAAAGATTCGTCGATTCGCAAGGATAAACAATGTTCATGTGTGGCTTGTCGCGCACCCTACCAAGCTGCAAAAAAATAAGGACAGCGGGGATTATCCCGTTCCGACGATGTATGACATTTCCGGAAGTAGTCACTGGAGGAACAAAGCGGACAACGGAATATGTGTCCACCGTCCTGACATAGAGCGCGATGTGACTGAGGTTTACATCCAAAAGGTTCGCTTCCGTGAGATTGGAAAGCCCGGAAAGGCAGAACTGAAGTACGCCCGCGAGTGCGGAGTATATTTCGAGTAAAAGGAGACATCAATGAATCTTTTTATCGCATCAGGCCGCATCGGGAAAGATGCCGAAACGAAATACACCAGCGGCGGAATGGCCGTCACCACGTTTTCATTGGCTGTCGATACGGGTTTTGGAGACAAGAAAAAAACGATGTGGCTTCGTTGCAAGGTCTTTAAGCGTGAAAACCTGGGGCAACACCTGACCAAGGGCAAGCCGATCATGGTTCGCGGCGAACTGACTATCAACGAGTGGGAAAAGGACGGCCAGAAGCATTCCATGCCCGAGGTCATTTGCAACGAGGTCGAGTTCCAGCAGGGACAGGCACGCAACCAGGGTCAGAGATCGGCGCAGGACGACAATGGCCCGGCGTTTCCGAGTGATTCCCAGGGTATGGACGACGTTCCCTTTTGAGCAAGGGAGCCAATATGACCCTCCTCCGCACCTACTATTCCTGGCTCTGGCACGAGGGCCTTCGCCCCTGGGAACGCATCTGGTGGGGAGGCCGTCACGAACATGCCCTGTCGCATTATCGCTATATGCGGGAGGTGTGGTTCTGCGGCATCTGCCGGGCCAGGGTGTACGAGTGCGAGCCGGGGGAGTGGGCAAGGCTGGTGAGGAGTGGCGCAAGATGAGCAAGCCGGAAAAGTCCGAGAACGTACCTGTGGGTGACGCGACAGGCCAGGACGAGGCGTAGCCGTAAAAATGAAGAACGCGCCCCCACGCGCCGCGTAGTGCGAAATAGAGGCATATGGGAGGTTAGGGCGGGATGAAATTTACAGTCTACACTCGGCCAGTCGGACAAATGAGGTCCAGGGCAACAATCCGGGGGCGTCACGCCACGGTCTACAAGGCCGCAAAACAGGAACAGCGAGAGCAAACCTTGGCCGCGTTGATGATCGAACACAAGCCCCAAGCCCCCTTGGACGGGCCTGTATTGCTCTACGTCAACGCGGTGTTTGCTTGCCCGGCCAGCAAACCCAAGAAGTGGAAATTTGAGGCGCTGACCGGGCGCATCCGGCCCACAACGAAGCCGGACGCCGACAACATTGCCAAGCATATCAAAGACGTGATGACGCAACTCCAGTTCTGGCACGACGACAAGCAAGTCGCGGAATTGGTGGTGCGCAAGTGGTACGGAACCAGGGATCACATTGACATTGACGTTCGCGCTGCGGCTGTCGCTCCGCTCGGGCTTTTGGAGCCGGAAGATGGCGAAGCGGCGTGACGCATTTGTCAAACCATACTTTAACTAATCGCGCTGGATAGTTCAATTCTGGGAAAATACGATGAAACTTTACCACGCCACCACGCCACGAAAATTGGCCAGATACATAGCCTCGGGGCGTATCATCCAGCCTGTGCGGGGGTTCACAACGCCGGAGGCTGCGAAGCATTGGGCCGTTCGCCATGGACGGTCCATCATCCTGGAATTTGATGCCCTCAGGCCGTGGAAACTGCCGGACCACCATAACCGGCATGGAACGGCGTGGTGGAACGAGGGCGACGTGGTGGAGTGGCGGGAAATAACAGCCAGGGGATTGATAAACGTCTAAAGAGGCAAGAGGAAGAGGGTTCTATCTTTTGAAAGACGCCCCGCCCCCGGCAGTCTGCGCCCTGGTTTGCACGATGTGGGACAAATCTCGGGGCTGTATTGCAGACACGGCAGCGATGTTGTGCAGGCATAGGCCGGTTGGTGTGTGCGCGCACGGCGCGGAAACGGCCCAAAGGTGGGCGAAGGAGAAGGAACGTGGGAATAGCTGACGAAGCAACGCGCGATGCACTGGCGAAGGAGGATGAAGCGATTATGGGTCGTAAACGCTTCACGGAAGACGAGGAGAACGGCGGCGCGATACGCCAAGGAGTGCGGAGCCGGGTGTGTGTTTGTCCAGCCTCCACCCCCTACGACTCCCTGGCCCAGGTCTTGGACGCCGCATTGCTCCAGGCCAGTTCCGGAAAGGGAGCGGAGCGCCACGCGAACAACCAGCCTTTCGAAAACCAGCCCATAATGCAGATCACGCGGCTCCTGGACGGGCACCCGGTGGGCGCGCTGGCCTATCAGGCCATCAAGAAAATCATCGAGGCCGGGCGGCTCTACACGCTTCATGGGCCTGCCGCTGCGGTCAAGGAAACGATGGGGGCCATCAACTACGCGGCGGCTATGGCCATTCGGCTGCGTGAAATGGGCGAGGCCAAGAAATGAGGTTCTTCGGCGGACGCGACTTCTACCGCCTCTTTGTGGGGAATGACACGCATTGCGGTCACTTCGCGGGATTGACGCCCCCGGAGTGGCATTTCCCCCTCGACGGGGCCAGGGCCGAAATCGGGCAACTCCAGCGTGAACTCTGGGGCTGGTTTACCGGCACCGTGGACGCGCTCAAACCATTCGACGGCGCGGCGTGGATTGCTGACCTCATTGACGGTGCCGGGCATCGCTCGGGCGGAACCGAACTCATTACCACGGACAGGTACGAGCAATGTGAGATGGCCAAGGCCGTGGTTCGCCATGTCGGGGCCAAGTACAACCGATTCGTCTACGGCACACCGTACCACACCGGGGATGCCGAGGACTTTGAAAAAATTGTGGCCGACGCCTTTGATGCCAAGATCACGGATCAGGCTTGGATTGAGCGCCACGGCATCGTGTTTCACCTCAAGCACCACATCGGCGGCACCAGCATCCCGCACGGCAAAGGCACGGCCCTGATGAAGGACATGCTTTGGAATCTCCTGTGGGCCGAGATGGAGGCGCAACCGAAGGCCAACGTTTACCTTCGCGGCCATACCCACCGATACATCGGGATCGACGACATAGGCCCCAGGGGAGGCCCGCGCATGGGGTTTTGTCTCCCTGCGCTCCAGGCCGCACAAACCAAGTTCGGAGGCCGCCGTTGCAGCGGGATCGTGCATTTCGGGTTCATGCATTTCGACATTTTCAAGACAGGAGAAATCCAATGGAAACGCCACATCCTCAATGTTCGGGCGGCGGTGCCCCCTGTGGAGCAACTTTGACCGTGGACATGGTTGACCTTCTTTCGAGGCTTAACGAGGCCAGCCAGGGCGAAGGGATGACCACTGCCGAGATAGCCGAAGCCATGATGTGCGGCGAAGAGAAGGTACGAAAATTGCTCAAAATGGCTATCAAAGAGGGCCGTTGCCGCCCGGCACGCAAGACCATCGTCACAATGGCAGGGACGCAACAAAACGTTCACAGCTATGTGCTGACGGGGGAAGGCTCGTGAAAGCCCTCGCCCTCGGCCTGCTCATGATAACCGCCTACCATCCGGGCCAGGGTGGCAGCAACGGCATCGGGGCCATGGGGCACGAGGTGCGCCCGGGGCTGACTGCTGCTGTAAGTCGTGACATGCGTGATCTTTTAGGCCAAGAAATCCATGTGGATGGCGTAGGTTGGGTTTTTATCCAAGACTTGACCGGCCCTGATGCCCGGCGCACCATCGACCTGTGCGTCGAGGACGAAGCCACGGCCAGGGAGTGGGGGAGACGGGAAAGGGTTGTGCGGGTCGAGAAAACGGAGTCGCCATGAAGTCCATCGCTCTATTTTTTGTCCTGGCCTGTCTGCCCTGGCCCGTCCACGCCGCAGACCTGTCGGCCGTAGTCGTCTCGGTCTACGATGGCGACACGTTGACCGTGGATATTCCGGATGCGCCTGCGGTTTTCGGGGAGCGGATCGGCGTCCGCGTGCGAGGCATCGACACGCCCGAGATGCGCGGGGGTACGCATGAAACGCGCCAGATTGCCGTCCAGGCCCGGGATCAGGTGCGAGGCTGGTGCCCGGCCGGGAGCGTGGCGGAACTGCGTGACGTGGCCCGGGACAAGTATTTTCGGCTTCTGGCGCGGGTCGAGTGCGGCGGCATCGACGTGGGGTCGGCGCTCCTGGGGCTTGGGCTGGCGAGGGAGTACGACGGGGGGAAGAAAGGGGAGTGGACGGGAACCGGCGACATGCCGCGTAGGGAGGAAAGGCCGTGAAACTTATCATCGCCATCATCATCCTGGCCCTGTCCGCTTCCTGCGCTCTGGCCGATTCAGGGACCGGCGAGGTGCCGCGTAGGGAGTCCAGTCGCATCTACGACACCCAGGGCCGCTACCAGGGCCGCGTCTACGACGGCAGGGTGTTCGATTCCAGGGGCCAGTTCCAAGGGCGCATTCGCGACGGCAAGGTTTTCGACGCCCGGGGCAATTTCAAGGGCCGGGTCAAACAGGACCGGCCAGGAGGGCGCGATGCAGACCGATAAAGCCCCCGTTGTCGGGTTCGGGCCTGTCCAGGCGTGCGACCTGACGACGGCCAAACAGGTGGCCGATGAGCTTGGTATTTCACGAGGCACACTCTACGTGCTCCTTCGGGGCGACGATCCGCCCCCGGTCTACCAGGACGGCGGCCCGGGATCGACCATGCGCGCGTCGTCGTGTGAGCTTGCGGCGTGGCGCGCGCGCCGGGCGAGGCAGTAGCCCAGGGACCGGCGGGTTGCTGCGTAGGGATTGTTTGCGCCTATCCCCCGCACGCAGGGGAACACAAAACTCTTTTCTACGGTCCACCCCCGCACTGCGGGGAACGATTTAATCTATCTTTCTATGTGATTTTTTTCAACTGAAACTTCCTATTGTAAACCATCTGACGGGAACACCCTATCTCGTCCGCGAGGGCCGCGACGTTTTCCCCGGCCAGAATCCGGGCATCGTATTTGTTCCACGGTATGGTCTGGCGGCGGCCCCCCCGTCGTCCATTTGCCCGGGCCACGGCAATTTTCTTTCCCCACACGTCAAACGGCGACGGAATCCCGAGTTCACGACGCAATTTCGCCATCAGCGTTTTGAACCATGACAGGCCGTCCGCATATTGTTTTCCGTGCGTGACAATGTTTTTGTGTTCGGCGTATTTATTGAAAATTCGAATTCCATTATACCACGCCGCATGGTAAAAATCCTGTGGGCTCAATTCTCCAGCCAATGCCGAGCGCATGAACGGATTGAGCGCGTGCTGCACGGCGGTCACAACCTCGGCCCGCAACGTGCTGTCGCCCCATTTCGATATTTGCTGTTTTCGATCAATCCCGATGCTCGGTTTTCCATAGAGCGCCACGCCAACAGCCTTGGGAACAACGGTTTTCGAGGTTTCGGAGTAGATGACGAAAATTTCCGGCGGAATATCCGGATTCCATGGAAATCGGCCCTCGTGCATTTGCGCAATCACAGCCTGTGAGCCGCGCGCCGAAAACCACCTTACGGCGGCCCCGGGCGGCGTGTCCTCCAGGATTTGCGGGCGTGCGCGTAGCGCCCTGGCCTGGATCAAATAGGGGTCTGTCGCGCCGCGCACGTTCTGGGCGTCCGAGTCGTAGGAAACGCAGGGGTGCCGCGTAGGCAACCAGGTCTGTGATCCACCCTGGCACGAGTAGTGCGTGATCGCCGGGGCGTGCGCGGCCGGGGCTTCCGGCGTCACCCGCGAAGGGTCGCGAAGGCAGTCCGCGGCCTGATCCACAGTCATGCCGTCCGGGTCCACGGAGATTTGCCGCACTCCGGCCGCCGGGGGGTAGCACTCGCCATGCGTCGAAACCCTCACGGTTAATTCATCAAGTCCGCCGTCGGCGCGGTCACGGGCAAAATCCAGATAGACCGATCCGGTTTCCGCGACGTGGGTCCGCGCGCCGTAGCCCATGGCCTGGGCGGCCTCGGTTATTTTTTCGGCGGCGTCGAAAATGTCCATGTGGTCCTCGGTTGCTCGGCAGTGTATGCCCAGGCGTCCCGGGCATAGTGCCGCCGGGCAGGCGGCTGGGGGTTAGGCGACGGTCCCGATTCCGCGCACGCGGCCAAAGCCCCCTCCTATTTCGTGCGCCGCGAACACAGCCACATACTTATCAGCGACGTGGCACTCGTATACCCCGTCACGCACGCCGATACGGCCAAGGTCTCCGTAGCTGGGCCGCCAGCCGTCGGCAAATCGGGCGCGGTAGTATTCCAGGGCGACTTCGTCCGCCCGAGTGAATTCATGGGCGCGCATGGCGGCATTGATCTGGTCGATAGCGGTGTTGCGGTGCATGTCCTGTCTCCTGTCGATTGCCATGGTGGTCTCCTACATCATGATGTCGCCGAGGGTCGCCCCCTCGTAGGCCATGGCCACGCTGGCCAGCATGTACCACGTCCGGATGGCCTCGGTCTGGGCGGCCTCGGCGGCGAAATGCGCCTCGCTGGTGCCGACGTCGCCGTCCCATACCTGGGGCTGGTCATCGTCTACGAGCACGATGCGGCCTAGGGGGCGCGCGATGGTGCGCACGGTGGGACCGGTGTGGCCGACGCGCAGCCACCGTGAGTCGTATTCTACGGGCGAGTTGTCGAAAAATTCCGCCATCAGGCTTGGGCGGCGTCCGCCGTCCTGATGCAGGTCGTGAGGCGATACCAGCCGGTCGGCATCGGCCGGGTCGATCAGATGCAGCCGCACGGCCGCGCGACGGATGGCGTCTAGGCTGACGTAGTGCTCTGCGCCGTGGTGCGTCGGCACCAGGGGATCGGGGGTGGCGTGGTCGGTGGTCGAGAGCATGGCGGTCTCCTGTTTGTGGCCCCGGGCCGATCCCGTTCGCCTATGCCAAAGGTAAAGCAAGAGGCGTGCCACTCGTACAAGCATTTAACCGATGAATGATTTCAGGTATTTGCAAACGATAGCCGGGCAAGCTCGTAAAAAAAATTGTACTTCGGTACAAATAATTATACTTCAATCATTTCAATAAGATGTAGCCATGCCATGCGGGTTTGCGGGGGAATTTCGCCGGGCAAAGGTTCAAGATTTTGTACGTCGCATGGTGCCGCTCCGGCCTGCCCGCTCGTACTCCCCCGCGATCCGCTGCACGTCCGCGAGGTGGTAAAGCCGGGGTTTGGTCCGCGCGGGCTTGAGGTCCGCGAGGCGGTAAACCATTTGCACCGCTCGAAATCCGATCAGTCGCGCGGCCTCAGCGGCCGAAAGCAGATCACAAGCCGGGGCCTGGCTTTGGGTGTGGTCAAGCTCGGGTGTGGTGGTCATGGTCGTTCCTCCTGCTCAGGGCCAAAGCAAGACGCGGACCAGGACGGCACGAGGTTAAACCGGAATGATCCGCAAATGATGGTCAACGGCAGGCAGGAGTCAGGCGCGGCTAGCTCGTGGGCGGTCACGGCCTGGACCAGGACGGCGGCAAGCTCGTCCCGACGCGGTAGCCGTCTCACGCGCGCGCGAGGGGGAGGTGGGGGGGGTGAAACCCTGGGGGGGTATAGCTGGTAACCGAGTGTGCCCCTTCATACAGAGTTTCGGCCACATTTTCACGCAAAAGTGCCAGCCCTCACTGCACAATTTTGAACAATATTAGACAATTTAAGACACCACGCCCTCTTGATTCCGCTGTAAGATGCCTTCCCAAAAGGGGCCGCCCGTCGTCATCACGAGGTCGCGGCGGCCCACCCTTGGGAGGCGTCGTATGTCCTTTCCCCCGCTCAAATATTTCAAGGCATCCGAGTTCCCAAAAGACCCCTCCCGCGTTGCGGATGCGTTGCTTCACAAGTTGGACGCAGTCAGAGACCTCGCCGGGCTGCCCATCCACATCCATGTCGCCTGGGACAACGACGGGCATTCGCCCAACTCCTACCACTATCGCGGCATGGCCGCAGACCTGCACTTCGCGTCCGGCCTGGATCATTCCCGAGAACTTGAAATCCTGGAAACCGTTGGCTTCGGCGGCATCGGCTTCTATCCCGAGTGGCGGCCACGCCCCGGGTTTCATGTCGATATCCGCGCCGGAAATCTGGTTCGGTGGACCAGGATCAAGGGCATCTACCGCTACATGACGCCGGTCGAACTGGCCGGGGAGGTAAAAAAACATGACCCGCGCTGAAAAAAAACTTCCTCGTGGCATCCGCAACAACAACCCCGGCAACATCCGGAAGTCGGCCACGGACTGGCGGGGCAAGGTGGGCGACGACGGGGCGTTTGTCACGTTCGACTCCCCTGTCAACGGCATCCGGGCCATGGCTCGAATCCTTTTGAACTACCAAAAAAACTACGGCCTGGACACGATCCGCAAGCTGGTCAGCCGGTGGGCTCCCCCGAACGAAAACGACACCACGGCCTACGCCAACTTCGTTGCTTCCCGGGCGGGGGTTTCGCCTGACGCGAAAATCGTTGTGCGTGACATGCTCCCGGCGATGATCCCCGCGTTCATCCAGATGGAAAACGGGATGCAGCCCTATAACTCCGTGACCATCGCCCAGGCCGTGGAGTTGGCGGTAAAAAAGTGATGAACCTTCGCGGGTGGTTACAGCACGTTTTTTGCCCTTTGCACGTCTACTGCCGCCTTAAAGATATGGGATGCTCCGACGTGACTGCGAACAAATGGGCCTTCAGGTACGAACGGCTGATTTACCGGAGGGTGCTCGGATGACCATCGATCTTGAAAAGCTGCTCAAGTCGAAGACCGTGTGGGCTGGATTGGCAGTCCTTCTCGGCTGGATCAATCAGCATGTTCCCCAGGAATGGGGCATCGCCATCCGCATCGGAACGGAGATTTATCCGCTCCAAGACCTGACGCTTGCGGCCATCCCCGTGATTTTCTGGGGGCGTGCGACCGCCAAGGGGCCGCTCGTGGGCAAGGAAAGCGAAAATGCCTGACGTGACCCTCGCCCTTCCCTCCTGGTGGGAAACCATCCCCAAGGCGCACCGTGACGCCCAGATGAACGGGTGCGGACCCGCCTCGTGGAAGCTCAAGCTCAACACGATTTGGGGCCTTGACGTCTCCCCCGCCTGCAACTGCCATGATGTGGAATATGCCTTCGGAAACAGCCGCTCATCGGCCGATGCGCGGTTTTTCGCCAATATGTGCCTTTTGATTGCGCAGGGTTCGCGGTGGCTGTTGCCGCTGCGGATGCTTCGCGCATTCGCTATGTTCACGGCTGTCCGCGAGGGCGGGGCCAAATACTACCTGGGGGAGAACCCATGAAGCGCACCACCTTCAAAACCCTGGCCGCCTTTGCCCTGGTCCTGTCCCTGACGCTGTGCCTGCCGGGATGTGCCGGACTGACCACCGGCACAACCACGCCCACCACGTTGGCCCAGATGCAGGCCGGGGCCGAATACCTGGATTCGACGCTGGCGACTGTGGCCGGGGCCGTCGCCGGGGCGAAGATCAAGTACCCCGAGAAGGCCGCGCACATCGAACAGGACATCGATCCCGTTTTGACCGAGCTGCGGGCCGCGACAGCGACCTTCAAGGCCGCTCTGGCCGCGCAGGACGTGGAAGTGGGCGCGACGACATGGACCACGGCCAGGGCACTTGTCACGTCGCTCATGAGCGCGGCTATGCCGTACCTGATTGGCGCGTTGCTCTAGGGGCCGGGACAATGCCGCCGGAACAACTGCAAACTGAGGTCAGGCGCTTGGAAGACAAGATGACGGCCATGGAGGCGCGCATTTTGGCCGCCATCGAGGGGGTGCGCAAGGACACGGCCGCCGCCGTGGCGCGCATCGAGGCCAAGCAGTCGGATCGGGACAAGCGGTGTGCGTCCGAAGAGGCCGCGAACGTCGCCCGGGACCGCGAGATACGCGACCTCAAAGACTCGCGGAAGTCGGCCGCCGACAACGACGCCCGGCTGACCCGGCTGGAGGTCATTGTGGGCTTTCTGGTCAAATTCGGGTGGGTCATTGCGGCGGCGACCATCACCATGATCGGCAACACCGTCTGGTCATCCGTGGCCGCACACATGGCCGTGAAGGCGGCCGGGGGCTGATTTTCGCATGACCCCATGGGTCAAAGCGATGGGCGCGGGCTCTGCCCAAGCCTGACATTCGGCCGTCCAGGTGCCCCCTCCACACCAAAGGGCGGCCTCTGCCGGGGGGAGAAATCCCCCTGGCCAGATTTCAGATTTTGCCCGGGGCTAGATCGGCCAATTGAAAAGCGGGTTCCCTGGCCCGCCTGCCCCGGCAAAACTTTCCAGGATGGTGAGAGGCGCACCGGGGAGCGCGAAATGTGGACACGTACTCGATCCAGGCGATGATTATGGCGAGACAAGACCTGACGGCACCTGAAAAATGTTTGGCACTGTGCCTCGCCCACGCCCGGGACCGTCGCACGGGCAGGGTGATCCGTAGCAGGGAATGGATGTCCACGGCCACCAGCTTGAAAGGCGGGAGTCTGCGGCGGGCGATAGCGGGGCTGGTTCAAAAAGGAGTTGTCACCGCAACCAGGACGGTGAGGGCAACGATATACAAATTTGCGCCCGCCCTGGAAGAAATATGTGGAGATAATAAAGATGGTCCCGATGAGGACCATCAGACGGTCCCCATGAGGACCATCGGAAAACCTCGCAAAAAGCCCCGCTATCCCAAGATCAGGCGTGAACTCACGTCCAGGGCTGACGACGGGTGTGCGACCATGGAATACGCCGTTACCAACGACCTGGAGTTCATGGAGGCGGTGCGGCGCGACAGCCGGGAGAAAAGAGAAAAAGATGGGGGATGGGGAAGTGGACAGGTGTAAAGACTGCAAACATTGGGAGAAAGATGCGTTTGTTTTCCCAGGCGTCTATACCGCGCCAGGGGCGTTCTCTTATGACGGGCTCGGGAAGTGCCTTTTGACAGAAACTCTCGATGGAGACCCTGAACACCCGGATTCTTTGGCGGTGTCAGGTGACCGCGATGATTACTATGGTTTTTTGGCGACGCGCCCCGAATTTGGATGCGTTCAATGGGAAGGTGTTGACTGATGCCCAATATCATAGCGGATGGAAAAGTTTTCGTGGACGGCCAGGAGATCGAAACCGGGTTGCGCCAAGCGGATGCCAAGGCCGACGATTTGGCCCGCGTAATGGGCGTTGACCATGCTCAAGGCGATGACAGGGCGGCGGTTTGCGCCAGCGGCAACCCTCACGGCTTTGCCACGGGCGGCCTTGTGAGCAAGGAGACGTGGGAGAAAATTTTGCGCCTCGACGAACTGGCTGGTGCCCCGATACCCCGCTCCTCCCTGTTCCTCGCCGGGGGCGTCCTTACCCCCCTCTGGATGCGCAACTTCGCCCGGGAGGCCGACGAAAAGCGGCACAGAAACAAATTCATGCGTGATTTTGAGCCGATGAAGGGGACGATTCGCGAAGAAGTGTCCTCAAGGCTCCGAGACTTGAGAAAAGCGATGGCCGAGGCTGTGCGCGCATCCCGTCTTCGCCCTACTTTCCACCGCCCCAACACGAACCGCAACACGCGCCGCCGGATGATCCTGGCCGAAAAGCGGCGGGAAGAGATTAGGGGGGAGCGGAATGCCTGATTCCGGAGACTACGGCGTCACCTACAGTCCGAAGAGTGGGGCGCGGTGCCCTGGGTGCGGGGCGACTTCTGTCCCGGCTTACAAGGTCAGAAAATGGGACGGCGCGACGCGGTTCCGCTACCACAAGTGCCCAAACTGCGGTCGTAACTTCCGGAGCATCGAATTTGACGTTCCAGCCATGGACGCCGGGCGCGGGGCGGGGATGGAGGCGCGGGTTTAGTCGTCAAAGAAGAGGTCTTTTGGGCGAAGGTCAAGGGCGCGGGCGATTTTTTGAAGATTCTTGAGCGTCAACGTGTCGATTCCATCCGGGCCGTCCCGGCGAGCTTTCCGAATTGTCACGACGGACAGGCCAGACGCTTCGGCCAGTTCATCCATGCGAAGCCCTCTCATGCGGGCAAATTCATCTATCCGGCTTTTCACGCACCACACCTGAAATTTTTCTTCTTCAGAGGCAAGGATTTTGTTGTCTGTGGGCATGGCGGCAGGAATAAATCTTTTTGCAAAAAACCGCAACCCGTGCTTGACATGGATTTTTGCTGAAAGTATTATTTCATCGGTTGCCCGGAGAGGCATGAAACCCATCCATGTCGTGCGAGCCAAGTGGAGGGTGAAACCCAGTAGCGGGGTGCGAGTCATGTGGAGACTGAAACCCGAAGGGATGGTGCGAGCCAAAGGCGCGTTGAACCCCAGGAAGACAATGCAAGCCAAGGTTACGATGAAGTCCAGCCCCTATATGCGCCACGGTTTCCTTTGACCACAGGCCCGTCGTGTGAGCCAGCTTTTGCGTGAAACCCAGACCGCCAGTGCGAGTCAACCCGACCTTGAACCCCGTAACCACTATGCGAGCCATGCCGGGCATGAAACCCCTTGTCCTTGTGCGACCCCAAACCCAGGAGGACCAATGAAGCCCGACACCCCGGAACGCGAACTGGCGATTCAGCGGCTGAACAAGTCGATCCGCGACTATGACGCCCTGAACAAAGTCATCACGGGCATGAAAAACCGCCTTCACGCCCTGAACCCGGACGCCGATCCGAAACATGACCCGTTCTTGAACGGTACCAAGCAATCCTCCGGGCTTGAGCAGATCAAGTCCCGGCTGTCCCGGGCCATCGAGAAGGATTTGCTGGCGTGGCCGATCTACACGGATTGGATGCGGCACGTTCCCGGCATCGGCCCGGCCATCGCGGGGCGGCTCATCATGTTGTACTACTACAGGTTTACGCCTGTTTGCACATGCGGGGCGGTCCTCGAAAAGAAGGACGGCACTTTCTGGTGCCCGGCGTGCGAGAAGTCCGTCAAGGGCGACGGTGTGACCAAGCACCGGATCGAGCTTCGGGATTTCCCGAACATCTCCAAGTGGTGGGCCTTCATGGGCATGGCCGTCCTGGACGGAAAGAAGCCGCGCCGCGAGAAGGGCAAGCGGCAAAACTGGTCAAGCGTTGGCCGCGCCACCTGCTACCTCATCGGGGACCAGTTCAACCGCCAGACCACCAAGACCCCCTACGGCGCGTTCCTGCTTGAGCGCAAGGCGCGCATTGAGCGGCTGCAACCCGAGGTCAAGAAGGGGCATCGTCTGAACCGCGCCCGGCACGAGGCGGCGAAACTGTTCCTGGCCCACTTCTGGGCCGTGGCCCGGACCCTGGACGGGTTGACCGTGACGCCTCCCTACGCGGGCACGATCATGGGGCATACCGGGATCGTTGAGCCGTTCTATTTCGAGGCGAAGAAGGCGGCGTAAGTTTTTGCCACCATGACCATGAAACCCAGGTGAAGACTGCGAGCCAAGCGTCTGAGTGAAACCCAGAAGCGGCGTGCGAGCCAAAGGACGTGTGAAATCCAATGTCGCCGTGCGATCCAGTATGCGTTGAACCCCACTGGGAGTATGCGAGCCAGGAAGACCAGGAAACCCACTATGGTGGTGCGAGTCGAAAACCACAGCGAAGCCCAGGGATGCGTTGCGAGCCAGGGTGCTTGTGAAACCCATTACGTGCCTGCGAGCCGTTGCTAGCGTGAAACTCATCGCTGCCGTGCGAGCCAGAGGGCCTTTGAAACCCATTTTAAGCATGCGAGCCACCAAGGCGGTGAAACCCAATCGGATGGTGCGAGCCACAGGATCATTGAAGCCCATGAAGACTATGCGCCCTTAAAGGAAGCCCATGCCAAAGAAAAATGTAAACTTTCCTATAGATACAGAGGTTTACAGGCAGATTAAAATACTTTCCGCCACGCTCGGCAAAACCATCGGAGAAACAATCGCCTTTTTGCTTGAGAAAAGGAGGCCCCATGAAGATCAATCAGTTGAAAGCGAAGTACGACAGCAAGCCCATTGCGGACATTGAGGCCGCAATCCGGGCCTGCCAGTCCGACGAATTGACCGCCCACCGGAAGTACATCGGCATCCTGGCCTATCTGGAGCACACCGGGCGGTTCAAGGAAAACCCGGTCTACGCCAAGGCCGATTTTGACATCTACCTCAGGGAGTGCTTCGACATCTCCATGACCAAGTTTCGGGAATCGAAGTTGCTTTACGTCAAGTTCCCCGATCAGGCCGAAAAATACGGCATCGGCTTCGTGTCCCGGGCGGCCAAACAGTGCGGCCAGGACAAGCTCCCAATCATCTTCAACGCCCTACGTCGCGAGGAAAACAAGCGGAGCACACCGGTTTCTTCCGAGGTCAAGGACGCGATTCTGGACGCCCACGCGAGGCCGAAAAAGGTCATCCGGTACATCAATTGGGAGGCCAGGTATCGCGAGGCCGCCGAGGAAATCCAGGTTTTGCGCGCCGAATTGGCCGAAAAAGACAAGACCATCGAACGCCTGCGGGCGGCGCTGGCGAAAACCAAGGGCCACAGTGCGGCGTTTGTGCCGGTCAACCTGGACTGCCCGCGACGGGAGGCCATGGCACAGTAGCCCTCACGCGCAAGCATTTCACCATCACAGGGGCGGTCTTCTGGCCGCCCTTTTGTTTTGGGGCGAACTTGTTACCGTGCATGGTAACGACTATCTAGCATCATTCTATTTTTCTCTTGTACCATCCGCCGTGAACCATCCAGATTCACGGCTTTTTGTTTTTCGGCACAGAGGAAAAGGCATGGACGATCCCCGCTACCACACCGCGCAGTGGAAAAAGCTTCGCGCCATCGTCCTACGCGAGAGCCCGCTTTGCCACTACTGCAAACAAGCCGGGCGCGTGACCGTGGCGACGACCGTTGACCACGCCACGCCGATTGCCCGGGGCGGGGAGTTCTTTGACCGGGCGAATCTCCGTTCCGCTTGCGAGAATTGCAACTACTCGAAGCGCGACCAGACCGAAGACGAATTTCTGGTGAAGGGGTGCGACGTGAACGGCATCCCGCTTTCCCCGAACCATCCCTGGAGGCAGGCGGCCCATGGGTAAGCGCGGCCCGACCCCGGCAGGGAAACTCTCCGTTGTCGCCACGAAGACGGCGAAGCGTCCAGGGCCTCCGGCCGGAATGTCTCCGCGCGCCAGGGGCCGCTGGCTTTCCATCGTCAAGGACTACGCCGTGGACCACTTCAAGGCCGGAGATTTGCCGCTTTTGCGGGCCTACTGCGAAGCCGAGGCGAAGCATTTCCTGGCCTGTGAGCGGTGCGACGGCGACGAAGCCGTGATCGTGGTCATGACGCAAAACGGCCCGGTCCCGCGCGAAAACCCCTGGTTCAAGATCATGGAGAAGTCCGCCGCGACCATGGCGGCCCTGGCCACCAAGCTCCGCATCTGCGCCAACAGCCGCGTTTCGATCAAGCAGGCGGCCAAAGAGCCCGGGGAGATAGAGAAACGCCCGGCAAGGAAGATGTTCGGTGGCTGACATGAACCACAAGCGCGCCCAGGATGTCATTGACTTCCTGGAAACCCTGCGGTGCCCGGACGGGGCGAACGCAGGGCAACCGCTTGTGTTGCGCGACTGGCAAAAGAAGTTCATCCGCCGCGTCTACGCGCCCGTCGGGCCTGACGGGAAGAGGCTGGTCCGCGAAGCCACGTTTTCCATCCCCCGGAAGAACGGGAAAAGCGCCTTGGTGGCTGGGCTCGGACTGGCGCACCTGTGTGGCCCGGAAGCCATCCGCAACGGCCAGCTTTACAGCCTGTCCATCGACTCCGATCAGGCCGGAATCCTGTTCAAATACATGACCGCCATGGTCTACGCCGACGAAGAACTTTCGGCGCGCCTGAATGTGGTCGAGTCCCGCAAGAAGATCATCGATCCCGTTTCCGGGTCCGTCTACCAAGTCCTTTCCGGCGAGAAAAAGGGGAAGATGGGCAAGTCCGCGTCCGTCATCTTTTTTGACGAACTGGCCGAATTTGGCCGTGACCGGACGCTTTACGACGCGCTCATGACCTCCCGGGGCGCGCACGCCGAACCGCTGGTGTTCGTGTTCTCCACGCAGGCCCCGGACGACAAGGCGCTTCTGTCGGAACTCATCGACTACGGGACGAAGGCCGAAAGCGGCGAAATCGAAGACCCAACGGTGGTGTGCTGCCTGTTCGCCGCGCCCAAAGACGCCGACCCGTGGGACGAAAAGACTTGGTTCGCCTGCAACCCGGCCCTGGACGATTTCTGTTCGCTCAAGACCATGCGCGAGACGGCGACCAAGGCCCGGCGGATGCCTTCGGCCGAAGCCGCGTTCCGCAATCTGCACCTGAATCAGCGCATCGACGCGACCGCGCACTTCATCACGCCGGATGTGTGGCGGGCCAACGGGACGCATCCGGACTTGTCCGCCTTCGAGGACTTCCAGGTTTATGCCGGGCTGGACCTGTCAGGGAAAAACGACCTGACATCCCTGGTATGCGTGACGCGCGACCTCGCTGGCATGTGGCACATCCTGCCATTCTTCTGGACCCCGGCCGACAACATCCGCGACCGATCCGACAAGGACAAGGTTCCTTACGATTTGTGGGCCAGACAAGGCCACCTGACCTCCGTTCCCGGCAAGACCATCGACTACCGCTACGTGGCGCAAGAACTCGGGCGGTTGCACGCGCAATTCACCTTGCGCGGCCTTCGTTTCGACCGCTGGCGCATCGAAGATTTGCAGCGCGCCTTGGCCGAAGAGGGCGTGGAAGTCTGGATCGACGGCAAGGATGATCCGATTGACGGCGCGATCCGGCTCATTCCGCATGGCCAGGGCTTCAAAGACATGAACCCGGCCGTGGAGACGCTTGAGGACGCGCTTGCCGAGGGGAAGATTTCGCACGGCAACCATCCTGTGCTGACCATGTGCGCCTCAAATGTTCGCGTCCAGACCGACCCGGCCGGGAACCGCAAATTCGACAAGATCAAGAGCACGGGGCGCATCGACGGCATCGTGGCCCTGGCCATGGCCATGAACGGGGCGATGGTGGGCGACGCCGGAGCGCCAGGGCCAAGCGTTTACGAGGAACGAGGATTCATAACCCTCGGGGGGTAGGAGACACCATGGACTTCATCACGAGCGCGCAGTTCAGGGCCAGCCCCGAAGACGGGAAGGCCGTCCACAAGGGCTATAACGTCGAAGTCAAGGGCATCGACGACAAGGCCCGTACCGTAACCTTTGTCGCCTCCACCGAGGCTGTGGACCGTTACGGCGACTCCATCAAGCTCGACGGGTGGCGGCTTGACCGCTTCAAGGCCAACCCCGTGATTCTTTTCGGGCACGACTCCCACACCCTGCCCATTGGAAAAGCCGTAGACATCGGGGTCAAGGGCGACGCCCTGGTGGTCAAAATCCAGTTTGCTTCCGCCGAAGCCAACCCGGCGGCCGAAAACGTCTTCCGGCTCATAGAGGAAGGCTGTTTGAACGCCGTTTCCGTCGGGTTCATGTGTATCAGCTGGCAGTTGGTGGATGACCAGGAGTCCGGCCGGTGGGGCTACGACATCCTTGAGGCCGAACTCCTGGAAATCTCCGTGGTTCCGATCCCGGCGCATCCGGACGCCCTGATTCAAGCCAGCTTCAAGGGGCTGGATATCTCCCCCTTCACGGCCGAAGGGGCCACTGGGGCTTTGAAATCGACCCCCAAAAAGGCCGAAATTCAGGCTGAAACCACGCCCGAACCGACCACGGAAACCGCCCAAACCGCAGACAACTCGGCGCAGAAACAGGCCGAGATTGCCAATAATTCCGGGGAAAAAACCAGCATTTCCCAGGAAGGCGAATCCGCGCCGTCCGGGATGTCGTATCGGCGCGCTGAGGCTACGCTTCAGCTTCTGAAACTCAAAGGGGCGGCGTAGCCCGCTCAGGTAAAGGAGAATCCAGATGGACAAGATTCTGGCGCTCCGCGAGGAGCGGGCCAAGAAGGTGGATCGGATGGAGGCCATTTTGGCCGAGGCTGGCGAAAAGGACTTGGACGAGGCACAGGGCAAGGAGTTCGCGGACCTGGACGCCGAAGTCAAATCCATCGACAGCAAGATCAAGAACTTGAAGACCGTGGAAGACCTCAAAGCTCTGGGTGCTGTCCCAGCCGAGCCGCAGAGAGGGGCCGACGGGCTGCCGTTCATCTCCATGGACGATCCCGGCGAAAAGGTGAAGGGTGCGAATCTCGGCAAGTTCGTCCGCGCTCTGGCCGCCGGGAAGGGCAACCCCATGGAATCTTGCGCGGCAGCCGCCAAGCTGTATGGCGACCAGCACCCCATTACCAAGGCCCTGGCGACTGCCATCGGCTCCGCTGGCGGGTTCCTGGTCCCGGCCGCTTATAGCAGCGAGGTCATCGAGCTTTTGCGCGCCCGCGCCGTGGTGCGTCGGGCCGGTGCCCGGACCATGCCCATGAACGGTTCGCTCCTGGTCCCGCGCATCACCGCCGGAACCAGCGCCTCCTACGTCGGTGAAAACAACAACATCACCAAGACCGGCATGGCCTTCGGGCAGATTCAGTTGAACTCCCGCAAGCTGGCCGCCGTGGTGCCCATCTCGAACGACCTGCTCAAAGCCAACGGCCCGGCAGCCGATGCTATCGTGGCCGAAGACCTCGTGGCGGGCATGGCCCTGACCGAAGACGCCAAGTTCCTGCGCGGCGACGGCACGGCCAGTGCCCCCAAGGGCATTTACCACTGGATCACGTCCAGCAACCGCACGTCCACCGCCGGGACGTCCCTGGCCAACATCGAGACGGACCTCAAGTTCTGCCTCGCCAGCCTGCTCAACAACGATGTCCGGATGATTTCCCCGGCCTGGATCATGCCGCCCCGGTCGCGCATCTACCTGGAGTTCCTGCGCGACGCCACGGGCTACAAGGCGTTCCCCGAGGTCGAGAACGGCAAGCTCAAGGGCTATCCGATTTTCGAGTCCAACGTGGTCCCGACCAACCTGGGGTCCGGCACGGCCACCGAGCTTTACCTCGTGGACATGGCCGACGCCGTTATCGGCGAGGAACAGGGTATCGAGTTGATGGTTTCCAGCGAGGCCGCCTACCATGACGGATCCCAGGTTGTGGCGGCCTTTTCGCAGGATCAGACCGTCATCCGGGCCATTTCCAAGCACGACTTCTGCCTGCGGCACGACCGCTCGGCGGCCATCATCACCGGCATCACCTGGGGCGCGTAGTCGCGCCACCACCCAAGAAGGAGAATAACCATGCATGTGAACGCACAGGGCCTCGCTGAACTTCTGGCCGGACGGTACGCCGCCATCTCGACGGCCACCGCTGGCGGAACCGGCGACGCCACCGAAGTGGACGGGGCCTATATCGACCGCCAGGGATTCGACTCCCTGAAGGTCATCATTGCCTACAAAGCCGTTTTGGCGCAGGGGAAAACCCTGTCCATCGCGGCCAACCTCCAGGACGCCACCTCCTCGGGCGGCGCTGGCGTGGACGACTTCGGTGCCGCCAAGGCCGCCGGGGTTGTGGCCACCGGCGGCGCTGGCGGCTCCACCGAAACCGGCGTCGTGGAGTTGGACTTCGATATCTCCGGGGCCAACCAGTACGTGCGCGTCCAGTACACGCCGGACATGAACGCCTCCGGAACCGACACCGCCACCCTGTCCGCCGTCTATATCCTGGGCGGCGCACAGGTTCAGCCCGTGAGCGCCAAGGCCAACTAGACAACCACATGGCCGGGCCAGGGGAAAGACCTTGGCCCGGCTTCAACGGGGGAAGTCATGCTGATCCAGTTCACCAAACCAGTCGGACCATACAACGCCGGAGAGAGCGCCGGATTTCCCGATGCCGAGGCGCAACGGTTCGTGTCCCGTGGAGTGGCGCACGAGATCAAGGATGATGGTTATACCACGGCCGACATCCCGGAATCTCCGGAAAACACGCAGATGACTCCCCCCTCACGGGGTCGGGGCCGGGGTCGGGCCAAAAAATGAGCATTTTTTCGCGCATCTTCCGCCGTAAGTCGGCAGATGAAGCGACCCTGACAAGTCCGGGGTTTCTTTCCAGGCTTTGGGGTGGGGGCACAACCGGGGCCGGGGTCAACGTCACGCCGGAGACGGCTTTGTCGTGCGCTACGGTCATGGCCTGCTGCCGTATCCTGGCCGAGGATGTAGCGAAGCTGCCCGTCTCTATCTATCGCAGCGACGAAAAAAGCGGAAAGTCCGTCGAGGCGACAGGCCATGCTTTGTCTTCCCTGCTTCGCCACCCGAACGGCTGGCAGACGCACTTCGATTTCTTTGAACAGGCCATGTTTGCCCTTCTTTTGTGGGGCAACGCCTATGCGGCCATCTTGCGCGACGGCCGGGGACGCCCCGTGCAACTTGTTCCGATTCGCCCGAACCAGGTCACAATCCTGGTCTCCCCGGACGACGGATCGTTGTTTTACCAAGTGTCCAGGGCAAACGAGCATGAAATGGCCGTTTTGAGGGAAATGCCGCTGATTATCCCTGCCCGAGACATCCTACATGTCCGATGCCTGAATACCGGCGGCCTCATGGGTACGTCCATCATCGGCGGGCTTCGGGAGTCCATCGGCCTTGCCATGGCCACGGAACAGCACGGCGCGAATCTGTTTCGCAACGGGGCGCGTCCGTCCGGCATTCTGGAGCATCCACAGCGCCTCAACGAGGCTGTTGTGGCTCGGCTCCGGGAACAGTGGAACGACATGTACTCGGGCACCAATAACACCGGGAAAACAATAATCCTCGAAGAGGCCATGGCCTATAAGGCGCTCTCCATGTCCTCAGTTGACGCCGAATGGCTGGAGAGTCGCAAGTTTCAGGTCGAGGAAATCGCCAGGGTGTTCCGCGTGCCTTTGCATATGCTCCAGCACATGGAAAAATCCACGTCCTGGGGGGCAGGCATCGAACAGCAGACCAGGGCTTACTACGACCAAACCCTTATGCCGTACCTGGAACGGTTTGAGGCGGCATTCGACCACGCCTTTGATCTGCACAAGGACGGGTTGTCGATCGAGTTCGACACGTGGACGCTTTTGCGGGCGGACATCAAGACTCGCTACGAGGTTTATTCCAAAGGCAGGCAGTGGGGAATTCTATCTTCCAACGATTGCCGCCAGCGCGAAGGTGAAAATCCGCTTGGCCCCGACGGTGACATTATGATGGCCCCGGTCAACATGATGCCGCTTTCGGAGTGGGTCAAGGGCGGCTGGCGGGACGAAAAAATTCCGGCGGCTGACGGCGACAACGAGGCCAAGGCATGAACACCATCGTCATCATGGGTTCCGCGCCGTGTTTGGCGCAAGACCTTGCCGCCCTTGGCGACATCAATGCCGACTTTATGGCGATCAACGCGGCCGGGATAGCCGCGTCGCCCAACATTTCCATGTGGGCCACACTGCACCATGTCGAGTTTGTGAACGGCCGATGGGACGAAAAGCGCGGCGAGGCTGGCGGCAACATGGATTTTCAGGTGGTTTTCAGGGTTCACGAACCAGCCTTGAAGCTCCCCGTCGTCAGGCATCGTGGGCCGCTCGTTTCCGGCTCGTCCACCTTATACGGAGTGAGCGCGGCTCTATCGTTTGGATACGAAAACATCATCATCGTCGGCGCGCCCCTGTCGGACCCGTCCTATCACATGTTTCATCCCGGCTGGATGGCCATGCGGGACCAGATTCGCGGCCGCGTCGTTTCCATGTCCGGCTGGACCCGGGAATTCCTGGAGGGGCTGAACCATGGCTGACAGGCTCATCACCGCCCCCGTGTGCGAACCCGTGACCCTGGCCGAAGCCAAGCTGCATTGCCGGATCGACCACGCCTACGACGACACGCTTTTGTCCATGCTCATTACGGCGGCGCGCCGCCACGGCGAACACCTGACCGGCCGGGCCTTCGTCGAGCAGACGCGGGAACTGACCCTGGACGTTTTTCCGGCCATCTTCGAGATTCCCCGGCCGCCGCTCGGGGAAGTGGTGAGCATCAAATACGACGATGCGGACGGCGTGGAACGAACTCTGGCCGAATCTGACTATGCCGTGGTCAATGCTTCGGATTCCGTTCCGGCTGTGGTGTTCCCGGCCTACGGGGCGGTCTGGCCGTCAACCTTGGGCGTGCTCTGGGCTGTCAGGGTTCGCTATACCGCAGGCTGGCCCGTGACCGGAGAAGGCACCGTGGGAAGTCCTTACGCGGCCACGACTCCCGAGGACATCAAACAGTGGATGCTGGTCAAGATTGCCGGGCTTTACACGCAGCGGGAAAATTTCGGCCCCGGGCAGATATTCGTGATGCCCCGGGACCACATTGACGGGCTTTTGGACCCTTGGACTATCCTGGAGGTGGCGTGATGCGCGGCGCGGGCAACTACCCCCACCGGGTCACCATTCATGCCCTGACGACCTCACAGGACGATATGGGCGCGACCGTGGAGGCGTGGGCCGCCCTGCGCTCTGTGTGGGCCAAGATCAGGCCCTTGGCTGGCAAGGAGGCCCGGGAGAACGCCCGCACGCAGGCCACGATGACCCACGAGGTCTATTTGCGCTCCTGGTGGTCGGACCTCAAGCCGTCCATGCGTGTCGTTTACCAGTGCCGGACGCTGGAAATCGTTGCACCGCCCAAGAACGTCAATGAGGCCGGGACGGAAACCTACCTGCTTTGCCGGGAGATCGTCCAATGAGCATCCAGATCGGCGCAGGAACCGTGACAGGTTCTCTCGGGCTGGCCGGGATGTGGGACCGGATACAACCGGCCGTGCAGCGCGCCGTGGAACGAGGGACGGCCAAAGCGGAGGAGACGGCAACGCAGCTTGCGCCCGTCGGAACCGTGTCCAGACCGGTTTACAAGACCGGGCCGTATGCCGGGGCGTCCTGGACCTCGCGCGACCCCGGGAGAATGAAACTTTCGATCACCAGCCGCGTCAGGTGGCGGCGCGACAAAAGCGCCTGCGTCGGGTGGGTCACGGCCGGGAGTCACGACGCCTTTTACGCCAGATTCATGGAGCTTGGCGCGCCGAAAGCAGAGAATTTTTCCCCGTCTCCGTTTCTGCGCCCGGCAATGGAAACCATTGATTTGGCCGGAATTTTGGCGGCCGAGATCATGGCCCTTGGTTCGGCCGGGAGCGCCGGGGGCATGCTTGCGGAGGTTGCGGACGATGCTTGATGCCGCGCTCAAGGCGTTTTTCGCCCGCTACAACTCCACGACCGGTGCGACCTTACGGGCCGCCCTGACCGGGGGGCTGCATTTGCGCAAGGCCCCGCAGGCGGCGGCCGTGCCGTACGCGGTGTTTTTCACCGTCTACAACACCAACAAGGACACCTTCACCGAGGACATCCACAAGATCATGTTTCAGGTGAACGTGTTCGGGGCCACGGCCGGGGCCGTGACGGGCATTCTGGAGAAGTTCCGGACGCTCTACAAGGACAAGGCGATTTCCGCCACGGGCATCAAGGATGCCACGCTACTTGAAGGCGCAACCTACGGCCCTTTTGAGCCCGCAGAAGACGGCGGGGAATGGCAAGTGAGCGTGGAATTTATCGGCTGGGTTGAGAAGAATCCTTAACCGGGGAGAAGGAGACATGGCGCACATTGAGCAAGACGCCTTCGTGGCCGGGGTAAAAGATCTTTTCCCGGACAACTTTCGGGGCGCGCACGTCCTGGAGATCGGGTCTTTGAACGTCAACGGCACAGCCAGGGTGCATTTCGAGCACTGCGCCTACACGGGGGTGGATGTAATCCCCGGGCCGTGCGTGGACGTGGTTTCCGTGGCCCACGAGTTGCCCATGCGGCCAGGATCATTTGACACCGTGATTTCCTGCGAGTCCCTGGAGCATGACGTGTTTTGGCCCCAAACCCTGGCCAAGATGGTGGAGCTTTTGGCCCCTGGCGGCCTGTGCATCATCACCTGCGCCGGGCCGAAACGTCCCGAGCACGGGACGCCACGGGCGGCCCCGCACGAGTCCGGGACATCGCAAATCCAGCCCATGGCCGACCACTACAAGGGTCTTTCGGTGAAGGATATCCGCAAGCATGTGGACGTGGACACTATCTTCGACCAGCACGAGTTTCAGGCCACGCCCGACGGTATGGACCTGTACTTCTGGGGGGTCAAATGCGCGTAAGCATCATCATCCCCGTTGTGCGGCCGGAGAAGGCTATGCGGTGCGTCGAGGCTATCCAAAGATTGGCTTCGGAAGAACTTTATGGGGACGCGGACTATCCATTCTGGGGGAACACCCTCGAAATCCTGGCCGAGCAAGACGCCGACCACATCGGATGTCCCAGAATGGTCGCAAAACTCACGGCCATGGCCCAGGGCGAAATGGTCATGTTCCTGGGTGATGACACGATTCCGCAGCCCGGGTTTCTCCGCGAAGCCCTCGCGGCCATGGAGGCTTTGCCGGACGGTTGGGGTCTCGTGGCGCTCAATGACGGCATCCACAACGGCCGACTGGCAACGCACTGGCTGGCTCACAAAAAGCTCCTGGAGCACACCGGAGGCGAGTTCTTCCATACCGGATACAGCCATTGCTTTTGCGACCGGGAGTTGACCGACATCGCGCAAAGCCTTGGCCGATACGTCTACGCCGAAAAGGCCGTTATCGTTCACGACCACCCACACCGGACTAGGGAAGAGTACGACGAACACTACAAGCGGGCCTACGCCAAAGAAGTTTTCGAGGCCGACAAGCGCCTTTACTTGAGGCGCAAAATTGCCCGTAACGGGTTTAAGCTGGCCATTGCGTTCCCGCTCGTTGACAAGGATGTCCCGGCGCAGTTCGCCATCTCCATGTTGGCCATGGACAAGCCCGACGACTGGACGCTGTTGGTGCCCAGGTTCCCGGCTGGGAAGTTCCATGACTCCATCGCCAGTGTGCGCAACGACATCGTGGAACAGGCCCTTGAGCACGGATGCAGCCATCTTCTCATGGCCGATACGGACCAAGTTTACCCATGCGACACCCTTTCGCGGCTTCTGTCTCATGACAAGCCTATTGTCGGGGTGGCTGTGCATCGTAGATATCCACCGTTTGAGCGGATCATGATGCGCGGGGAGTTGGGGGCGTTCACGCCAGTTCCAAAAGAGGAAGCCTATAGCGGCGAGCTTGTCGAGGTTGACGCCACCGGGACTGGGTGTGTGCTTTTTGACATGAACGTGTTTCTCGACGTGCCATATCCGTGGTTCGAATTCACGACATTCAATGGCCGGACTGTTGGAGAAGATTTCAATTTCTGCGTCAAGGCGAGGAATCGCGGCATCCCCGTGCATGTCGATACTGGTATCGAGGTGGATCATCTCACGACATTCCGCGTAAATACTGGAATAGCAAAACTTTTCCAGAAGTTCAATTGCGGGGTTGACGATGCAGGCAAAAGACAATAAGCATCAGGTCGAGAGCGTAGTAGAAGACCTGGAGCTTTTGCGCCGACGATCCCCAGGGATTTGGCGGCACCTCTCGGGGCTCATCCGGGAGGCGAGTAGACAGGTCCGGTCCGGCGACAAGTCGCCCGCCCACTAGCCAACCAGCAGCGGCCCACCCACCACATAGTGGCTCGGCCCTCGAAATGAGGGACCAGCCATGTCCAAACGTATCGGAAAGCGCGGCAAAGTCACCGTCGGGGCAAGCACCGTCGTCGGGATAGGAACCTGGAGCATCAACGGCATCCAGGCCGACCAGATCGACGCGTCCGCCCTGGGCGACGAATGGAAGCAGTACGAGTTCGGGATGAAGGACGGCGGCGACGTCTCCTTCAACGGGCACTTCGACCCGGACGACTCCACCGGCCAGGCCAAGGTTTACGAGGCGAACCTTTACAACTCGCACCTCGAGGACCTTCGTTTCTACATTGACAGCACGTCCTACTTCGAGCCCTGCCAGACCACCGGCTACTTCTCGCCGACCCTGACCACGGGCGCGCCGACCTGCAAAAGCTCGGTCACCATCACGTCCTACCAGATTCAGAAGGACAAGGGCGGCCTGGATTCCGTCAGCTTCAGCGGCAAGGTCAGCGGCGTCATGGTGCTCGTGTAGGCCAGCTCCTCGGCATTTCCAGGGCTGGCCGCGCGCGCGGAGTCGAGAGGAATCCCCGGCCTCTCTCCAGCCCTGGTTTTAACCACCGGGCAACGGGAGACATTTCCATGAAGATCGCAATCGCACTGGAAGACCTGAATCCGGCCGTCCGCTTCTACTTCGACGACGACAACCGCGAGAGCGGGTGGGTCGAGTTGCGCGCGCTCAACGGAGGGGCCGCCGACGACATCAACAAGAAGTGGAGCAAGAAAAAGGTCGAGTACCGCGTCAACCCGCAGACCAGACGAAACGAGCGCATCGAGTTCGTCGAGGTGGATGCCGATGGCGCGTTCCGGGAAGTGACCGACTACAACATCGCCGACTGGAATATCCCCGACGCCAAGACCGGCGAGCCGATCCCCTGCACCACGGACATGAAAGTCACGCTCATGCGCGGCTCTCCGGAGTTCGCGCAGTTCGTGACCAAGAGCCTGGACACGCTTCGCGTCGACGAAGCGGCCGTGGCCGTGGAAGTTGAAAAAAACTCCTAGAGCACGTCGAGCGGGTTTTTGAAGCACCGCCGTGCGACGTGTGCAAGGAGTTGCGAGGCCCACGGTGGACGGACGAAAAGTGCAGCGAGTGCCGTCCCCCGTGCATGCCGCAGAATGCTGAAGCGGTCGCAATATACATGCTGTGTCACAAGCAACTGATTCTTTCAGGCATGGGCGGCCCAATCGATATCAACCATCTTGCCGTTCACAAGGCCATAGACCTTTACGGCGTCGATGACCCTGTGGGGTGTTTTGAGAAGGTCATTAAAGTGGCCGGACACATGCTGGCGAGATGGGAAGCGCTGCGAAAAGAAAAAGAGGATCAGGGCCAGGACGGATAGCCTCCTGGCCTTGGCCTCAACCCCCGGAAGTGCCGGGCGGTCATTGACAATCGAGGAAGTGTGTTCGCTGAAAGGGGGGCCGGGTATGGCCCGACCCCCACATATTTCTTTGCGATCTACTTTGGGGGCAACCCGGCGTCGAGCTTGCGAAAGGCGCTCATGGCGCTGTACGCGAAGTCGGCAAGGTTCCGAGCGCCCCGGACGCAACCGTTCATGGCGATGCTCATGGATTGCACGCCGAAGTTGATCGCGTTCATCATGTTCGCAAGGTCATGGTCATAGTTTTTGGCGTCCCGGGCCACGGTGTTGAACGGGGCCATGAGTCCTTCCGCGAGGTCCGTCACCTGAAAGGCCAAGCGGTCGGCCGTGCTACGCAGGACCGAAACCCTGGACTCAATCTCCAGATGGTTCAGGTCGATGACCTTTGCCCGGTTCGTGGGCAGGGCCTTGAGGGGCATTTTGGGCGGAATCGCGCTCACGGCCACGCCTTCAATAAGGGTTTGCACGAACAGCACGGCGCGGGGAAGCTGCTCCACGGTCAGTTCCTCCACGGCCTTGATGCCGAGCACGTCATGCAGCTTGCGCCACGCGGCCTTGTAGGCTTCCTGGTTTGGGCCGCCGGGCAGAAGCCCGACATAGCGATTGACCAGCCCGGTAAGCGCGTTGCGCTCCTTGGCCGTGGTCAGGCGCGGGGGATCGGAAGGCGCAGGGGCCTGGGCCACTTGATACTGCCCGGTCCTACGGATCGCCGGGATGACCTCCGAGGCAATCCAGTTCGTGAAGCGGTCGGCCTCGGGCTTGTTTGAGCGGAAGGCCAGCTTATAGACGGCGGGTTCGGAGATGATGGTTATATCCCCGCGCAGGCCACCTCTTTTGGGGGGAGAAGTTTTCTCATCCCAAACTTTTGGGGTGGCGAGCTTCGCCATCCCAATCCAGTCCTTTGGGATGCTGCCAAGCGTGCGGCTGTTCCAGACAAGTCCAAGCGCGGCGCAAACGTCCTTGGCGACGAACCAGGGGAAGAAGTCGTCTTTGACGGTCCTGATGTTGTGCCCCTCGAAAACGAACGGGGGCAGGGCGGGCGCGTTGCCCGTGACGGTGGGATCGGTTACAATGGCTTCAGCCATGGCGGAAACCTCCGTGGGTTTCGGTTGTGGTTAGGCCCTGGTTGGAAGGTGCGAACTTCCGGCCGGGGCCGCGTGTTTACGGCTTACTTCGGTCCAGTTTCTCCTTGACGGCTTTCACGAACCATTCACGAAGAGTTATCCCCTCCTTCGCCGCTGCGGCCTTCGCCTCCCGGTGAATATCCACCGGGAATTTGCGTACATTCAGAATTGTTGTTTCCACGGGCTACCTCCTGCCTAAATAGGTAGGCTGTGTTGTCTTGGTTGTCAACCCCAAATTTTGGCCCGCAAACGGGAAGTCAAGAAAAAAGAAAGCCCCGCGAGAAGTCCACGGGGCTGGTGTTGGCCAGCAACCTGCCATGGCTGCGTTACTCGTATGTAGCGCCCGTGCAATCAAAAATAAATGTGCCAAGTCTTTGGTCAAGAGAACTATTGTTGCACATTGAAAGTTTTCCGTTTTTAAAAAAGAAGTATCCTGTTTTATATCCGCCGTATCCACCCATTCTATTTTTTGCGTTAATTTTAACACAAAACAGTTCTTTTCTTTGCACGTATGGGCCGAATTTAATTTTTGCCGAGTCGGGGTCAACAAGTATATCTTCAAGGCACGACATTATTTGCGCCTTTAGATCATCATAGTTTACGGATTCCGCGTTTGAGTTTGAAGTAAAAAAAGACATCAACATAATAAATATAACAAGTAGCCTTTTCATTGCCCACCCCAATTCTTAAAGATACTTCGCCCAGTGGTCTTCCCCAATTATCATGATGTCAAATTTTTCCCTGTACTCGAATGCCTTTTCCATCTTCCTTCCAAAGGTCGAATGTGCCCAGTCCCGACTACCCACAAGGCCGACAACAAGGTAGTCAAGGCCGCTCCGGATTGCCGGGACTACCGTTCCACCACGCTCAAGAACGGCCCGTTCGCAGTCTTTTCTGGTTCCGCAGGCGAACTGGCCGGTAAAGCAAAATGACATTTCCGAGAAGATAACCGGATGGGGAGCGTCCAGGTTCAGTGTTGCGGAAAAACTCGCCACCCTGTCCGCAGCGGGAACGCCGCCGACAATCCCTGACAAGACCTCAAACAATTCAGTCCGTTCTCCGGGATCAATCACGTTATCCCGAAGCGCCCTGTCCAAACGCTCAAGTAACACGTTGACCGGCCATTTTTCGCTTGCCGTATAAGCGTTTTCGTTCATCCAGGTAACGAGAAACGCGGCTTCCTTTTCACAGAAAACGCCGTCAGCCACCACGCCTTTGCAGATTCCAATGAGTTCATCGACGGTTCGTTGGGATCGGCCTTGAAAACGAAAAGGTGTGGTCGGCTGGCCGTGTTCGTCGCATTTAACCGGCATAATGCCCTCCATTTTTCCCGCCCCGATACCAGAAATCTGAACCCAGGGGCAAGTCCGGCGAACACCCTTCCTCGACTGTCAAGCAAACAGCGAGGTCGGACCATGCAAATCAAGTCGGACGGAACCATCGAGACCAAGCTGGTCGTGGACGGCAAGGAGTTCGTTGACTCCATGTCGCAATACGACCGGACGGCCGACGCCTTTGCCCAGAAGGTGAGCAAAAGCGTCGGCAAGGTCAAGTCCGACATCGAGGCCATGGGTAAGGCCACGGGGATGACGACATCCGAGGTCAAGGCCCTCCAGGATCAAGTTTCAAAGAACATGGCCATGGATGCGGCGGCCAAGGCCCTGGCCAATTTTTCTGAGAAAAACCGTCTCGCCGCATCCGCCACGGCCGAACTCGCCGCCAAGCTCGGGGTTGCGGACAGGCTGTTTCAGAGCTTCGGGGCTTCGGCCAAGGCCGGGGCCGACAAAGCCTTGCAGTCCGTCCAGGCTGCCGCCCAGGCCATACAGCGAATGCAGTCCGCCATGGTCTTTGACCCCGCCAGCAACTTCAAGGCGTCGGGCTTTGACTCCAATTTCGATCAGTTTTTCAGCAACATCGAACGGTCCCTAAATACAACCAGGGCCGCCGCGAAGAACACGGGCGTTGAACTCTCCCGGGTCATCGATGATTTCTATCGGGCCACGCAGCATTCCGGGGTTGTCCAAAGCAAGGACGTGGCGGGGTCGATGTTCCGCGAGTCCGCCAACATCGAGGCGGCTTTCAGGGGCGCCGGGAAGGCCCTTGATCCGCTCATCACCAAAATAGCCGAAGTGCCCCCCGCGCTTGGGTCTGCCGCCGCCGCCGCCAAGGCTTTCCAGGGTTCCGTCCAGTCCGCCACGCAGCGGTCGAAGGCCGACATTCAGGTTCTCGCCGGGTCGCTCGGTATGGCCGAAAAGGAGTTTGCCGGGTTTTCGGCCCGAGCCCAACGCGGCATCGAGGTCCGCGTCAAAACAGACGCCTTGCGGCGGCTGGCCGATGATGCACAGCTTTCCAAGAAAGAGATCGCGTCGCTTGAAAAGCAGCTTGGCGTGACCCTGAACGAGGCTGGGGGCATCGGGAAGCAGTTCGGACAGGCATTTGTCAACACGGCCATGTACGGAGGATTTTACCAGATCATCAGTCTTTTTGAGCAAATACCAGTCAAGATTTACGAAGCCACGGCCGCCATGGACAAGTTCCGCAAGTCCTACGAGGGCGTTTTTGGCGCGCGTGCCGGGGAAACGCAGAACTACATCACGACCCAGGCCGACATGATGGGCAAGGGGCTCATCGAGACATCGAAGTCCTACCTCAAGTTCGCCGCGTCGGCCGAATATGCGGGCGTCTCCACGGAGCAGGCCCGAAAGATTTTCGAGGCCACGTCCAAGACCGTCACGAAGGTGGGCGGCACCACGGAGGACGTGAACGGTACGTTGGTGGCCCTGCAACAGATGATTTCAAAGGGCACGGTGAGCGCCGAAGAGTTCCGGTCCCAATTCGCCGAGCGCATCCCCGGTGCCATGCAGATGGGCGCGAACGCTGTTGGTGTGACCGTGGCCGAATTTCGCAAGCTCATGGAGGAAGGGCAGGTTATTTCCAAGGACTTCATCCCCAAGTTGGCCATGGAGATGGAGAACTTTGCCGTGGGGTGGGAGAAGGGGGCGCAATCCATTGATGCGAACATGGAGCGCATCAAGAACAGTGTCACCAAAATTTTGTCTGAAATGGGCGAAACAGATGCGTTTGCCGCAGGGCTGAAAATTGCTGGCGGGTTGTTCAAGGGGATTGAAGAGGGGTTGAAGTCCTCTCGCGTTGTCGAACAGCACTTTGAAAACATCAACACAGGCGAAAGCGATGCCTTTAGCGGCGTCGGGATGCGTACCCTTATAGCTGAAGCCCTCAAGAAAACAAGAATCCCAGGCCTTAGCACCTTTCTTTCGGCCGCCGTGGCGGATACCGAAGGTTCTTCTGCGGAACTTCAACGAGGGATAGACATACGTGCAGCACAGGTTGAATCTCTCAAAAACCAGGCCAACGATTATTTCAAAATTCTGGTCGATATCCAGGCGAAGCAGCTTGATTTCTCGCCGTCCGGCGAAAGCGCCGACGAAATGGCGGCGAAGATCAAGGAGCTTGAGGCGCAGATTCGCCGCCTGACCGGCCAGGAGTGGCATGCCTATGTGACGGTCAACGTGAACACGTCGCAAGTGTCCAAGGCCATCGCCTACATCAATTCGGAGTTCGCGAAGACATCTATGGGGAAAGCGGAAGATGCCGCGTCTTCGTATGAGTCGGGGTTGAACGCTCAGAAAATTCTTGCATCCGAGATCAGTGACCTTCAAGGGAAACTTGGCACGGCTCTTGACCCAAGAGAGTATTTCAGCACGCTTTCCGCCATCGAAGAAAAGAATGCCCTATACGCCCGTGGCCTTGAAGTCCTGGCCGAAAAACAAGAGGCAGCGGCGAAGGCGCAAAAAGACGTTTTCGACAACACCAGCGCCGGGCAGGCGCTTGCTCATGCGGAAAAAGAGATTTCCGCCGCCAATCAGTACAACACCGCCGCCGAAAAACGCATCCAGGTGGAGAACGAGTATAAGCAGGCCATCGAAAGATATGCCCCGCTTGTCAACGACGCCGCGCTTTCCGAGACGCAACGCGCCAAGGCGCAGGAAGCCCTGGCGGCAGCGGAGAAAGCCCGCAAGGGGCGTCTGGACGACATCGCCACGGCGGAAGAACGAGCGGCCAAGGCCGCCTCCCGTTCCGGCGCATCCGCCGCCAAGGCCGCGCAACAGGCCGAAAACTTCCTGGCCTCCCTGAGCGACCAGATTGCCATGGTCGAAGCCGCGCTGTCGGGCGATTCCGTGCAGTCCAAGCTGGCCCAGGTGGATAAGCGGTGGAACGAGTGGGAGCGCCGCGTTGGCAGCGCGAAGCTGTCCGCCGAACAGGCCGCCGAGGCCATGGCGCAGATAGACCGGGCGCGCGGACTTGAACGCCAATCCGTGGAGGCGCAGGCGCTTGCCGAGTCCTTGAGGCGCGTGGCCGACATCATGGGCGACATCGCGGACGCCTCCGGCTCCCCTGACCTCAAGATCAAGGCCGGGCTCATGGACCTTGAGGCGTGGGAGAAGCAGGCCCGGCAAGCCATCGATCAGGCCACGCAGGACGAAGCGCAGCGCGCCGAACTCCGGACTGCCCTCGAACAGGGCGTGGCGCTCAAGCGGCTTGAAATCAACCGCGACGCCTACGAGGCCATGTCTTCCGTCTCCTCGAAGTATTGGGACGCCGAAAAGGCCCTGGTCGAAGAGAAGCTGGCCGTCGTCAAAGAGAGCGCCGAAGACGAACTGGCCTACAAGATTTACGCGGCCCAACAGTGGGACGACTACAACCGCCGCAAGCTCGAAGCCCAGGCCAACGCCCCGCGCAACCTCGGCGAGGCCATCCAGGCCGTCTTTGCCCTCGACAGCGGTTCCTACAAGTCGGCCATGGGCCAGCTCCAAGACGAATGGAAGCGCACGGCCGAGCGCATGCTTTCGCTGTCCAACGACCTTTCCGAGGGCATCGCGCAGGGCCTTGGGGATGCACTTCGCGGCTTGGCGTCGGGCGACATCAAGAGTTTTGAGGACGCCTGGAAGTCGATGCTGAACCGGCTTCTGGACAGCTTCATTTCGTTCCTTGAGGACATGCTTGCGGAGTGGCTGAAAAAGAACGTGTTCGGGGCCTTGCTGGGAGGATCGTCCTCCGGCGGCGGGGCTGGGGTTGGGGACATCCTCTCCGCGCTATCTGGGGGCGGCAACAACGCCCGGTACAACGGCGGATACTCCACGCACGACGGGCGCAGCACCTTGTCTTACGGCTACCAGGGGAATCAGTACGCCAATCCCTCCGGAGGCTGGTGGAGCAGAAACGGAACGGCGGCATTGGGTGCGGCGGCGGGTATGGCCACGGCCGCCGGGGGGTTCGCGTCCGGGAACACGCTTATGGGCATCGGCGGCGGGTTGATGACGGCTGGCTCTTTGCTGACATTGGTAAACCCTGTTGTCGGCGGGCTCGTGGCCGGAATCGGCGGACTCGTTAGTATTTTTAGCGGGATGACCGAGCAGGAAAAAAAGAAGGAGGCCCAGCCCGTCTGGCAGGGCCGTGCCACGGCCTGGCTCGGCGGTTCGATGCTCGGCTACGGCTACACCCAAATGGACGATGGCAGCTACAAAATCTCCGCCATCGATCCGGCCGAGCTGGACGCGGCCCGGAAGGCTTTCCAGGAGAACGTCGATTCGATGAACGAGGCCATGAAGGCCCTCGAAATCGACTTCACCAAGGGCTGGGAGCGATCCTTCAGCTTCGTCGGCATCCCTGTTCCGGACGAGCTTCAGGGGGCCGTGGAATTCGTGATGCGGTCGCAGGCCGCCGCCTACGCCCTGGGAGACCTGGCCAATGCGGTCGCGATGGCCCAGGACGGCTACGAATCCCTGGACGCCGTACTGATCCGTCTTGGCGAGGCGTTCGCGACGGTCAAGCCCCGTGTCGAGTCCATGGGGATGAACTTGGTGAAAATGTCGGGCATCACCGACGACCAAGTATTGCAGTATGCCGCCGTGTCCAAGGGCCTGAGCGCCACGTCAGACGAGCTGATGGCAGCCATGGAGCGGCAGGCGCTCGGATACGACGACATTTCGGACGCCACGGTTGATGTCATCAACTACTTCAAGCAGTTCAAAACGCAACTGAGCAACATCCTGGCCGCGCAGTATTCCGAGCTGCTGGTTAAAGCCGCAGGCGACGAGGATGCATTCGAGGCGGCCATAGAACGCTTCTCCGAAGGAGCGTTCACGAGCCGTGAACAGGTCGAAAACGCGCTCTCTTACTACCTTGCGGAATTTAAGAACAAGTCGGAAGACGCATCGTCGTATCTTCCCGGCTTCGATGTCTCGTGGATCAAGGGCAACGTTGACGCATTTTGGGCCGCCTATCAGGAGGCCATGGATAGCGCCATGCCGCCCTCTGCGTTCGGCTGGTGGTCCGAAATCTCGGCCTATGTGTCGGGGCTCCAAGAGATGCAGCGGCAACTGGAGGCCATCGAGTTCAAGGAATGGGCATTCGACAAGGGCCTGGAGCACCGGCGGCTTCTGGCCGACGACCGGACAAAAGAGGCCGACGCGCTCAAGTCCTTGATCGACGCCGAGCAGGAGCTTGCCGAGGCCCGGGCCAGCAGCATGACCTACGCCCAGCAGCTCGCGCTGGTCGAAACGCAAATCTACGAGCTTGAGGCGCAGCTTCGGAAAATGCTGAACCTGGACGTTACGGGGGAAAGCTACGACTCCATAGCGACGACGCTGGAAAACAGCTTCAAGAAGCAGGCGCAGTTGATGCAGGAGCAGGCGCTTCTGGCCCAGGAGGCCGCCGACGCCTACCGGAGCGCCGCAGACTCCATCCGCGATGTCATTGAAGACCTCACGCAGAGTGCAGAAAGCGTCCTTGACCCTGGAGCGAAGTACAAGGAAGCCTTGAACTCGTACAAGGCTACCTACAATCTGGCGCTCACCGGGAACAGGACGGCATTGTCGGAGATTGGCGGGCAGGCGCAGACCATGCTTTCCGCGCTGCAAAAGTCCACCACAGACCCGCTGGAGTACCGCAGGGCCTACTACAAGACCCTGAACGAGTTGAACTCCCTTGCGGATACGTCGGACGACTTTGCCGACAAGGAAGACTTGCTCAAGGCGCTTTCCGAAATCCAGGCCGCGCTGCTGTCCACTATGCAGAGCATCCTGGCCGCGTTCGGCGATCCGGATTTGCTCCTTGAGGCCGAAGACCTCCTGGCCATCCTGCAAGACCCGACCAAGAGCCTTTCCGACTACCTGGGAAACACCATCGATTTCGATGCGACCCGGACCAAGATTCAGACGGCCCAGGTCGAGTTTTTAGAGGCCGTCCTGTCCTCTGCCGGGACCGAACTTGAGGGACTTACGGAGACGTTTGCATCCTACAACATCTCCGGCAGCGTCGCCACCAGCATCACGGCACAAATCAGGGCCATCCAGGATGCCCTTGCGAACCGATCCACAGAGGACGCCGTGAAAGCCGTCCAGGCGTTCCAGGCCGCGCTCCCGGGGTACAGCCTCCCTGCGGCGACGACGGCCGCGCTTTCCGACCAGCTTGGCGCGGTGCTCGTGGAACTGACCGGGACGGCCGCCGCCGCGTCGCTCCAGTCGCTGAAAGACCTGGAGCAGGCTGTCACCGATTTCGAGGAAGGCGACATTGACCTTGCCGGGCTGACGAGGGCTTTCCAGAACGCGCAAGTCCAGATTGTCGATACGGTCACGCTGACCGCGTTGAGCGCCCTCGACGGGTTTGAAAAGGCCCTTGCCGCCTACACGGCCGGGGACATCTCGTTTGCGGAGATGTACGTCAAATTCTCCAACCTCCAGCACGGGCTGATCTCGGACACCATCACCAACGCAACGGACGTGCTTGAAAAGGTCAAGACCTCCATCGAAGGGTACGTGGCCGGGGAAGAGTCGTATGCGGCGTTGGTGGTGCTTTTCGAGGAAGCGCAGAACAAGATTGCCGCAACGGGCAACCAAGCTGTTTTGCGGGAACTGGAATCCCTGCGCAAAGACATCGCAGCCTATGAGGCCGATCCCAATACGGCTACCAAAGCCATCTTGGAATTCCAGCGGGTGCAAGACCTCCTTGTCTCGGGCGGGGCACTGGCCGCGCTGGAGGCCCTGGCGGTGCTGAGAGATTCCCTCGACGCTTATGACCTGGACGCCGCCACCCAATCATCCCTTGTATCCAAGATTTCGGCCCTTGAGCAAAGCCTTGTCGTGACCAGCACGGACGCGGCGGCAAAGGAAATCGAAACCCTGCTGGCCGCCATCGGCTCTTTCGGACTCCCGGCGTCCATCCAGGCGCAGCTTATCGGGCAGCTCACGGATTTGCAGGCCACGCTGACCACGCAGGGGGCACTGGCCGCGCTTGAAGAGCTTGCCGAGGTGCGGGACTCCATCGCCGCGTATGCCATCGACGCGAGCATGAAGGCAACGCTTCTCGAGCACATGGCGCGCATCCAGCGCGAGCTTGTCGTCACCGACGCCACAGCGGCACAGAAGGCCCTGGATGAAATTCTGTTGGCCGTATCGAAGCTTGAACTGGACGCGGGCACGAAATCCGCTCTGATCCAGGAGTTTACCGCCGTCCAGGATGCCTTGACCTATGCCGGGACCGTGGCCGCCTACTTGGCGTCCATGAGCCTCCGGGACGCACTTTCCGGGTACGACCTCTCTGCGACCGTGCGGGCAGACCTCACGGGCAAGCTTTCCGCCATGCAGGACGCACTTTCCGTGACCAACGTCGCAGGGGCTGTGGCGGCCCTTACGTCGCTCCAGAAGGCCCTGGCGGACTACGACCTCCCCGAGGATGTCAGGGCAAAGCTTGAAACGGATTTGTCGGCCGCACAGTCGGCCCTTTCGAAGGGGAACGTCAGTGGCGCGCTCGCCGCTATCGACAAAATCAAAAGCGCGCTCCCGGGCTACAAGCTTGAGGATGACGTTGCCTCGTCGATCATCACGCAGCTCAACAAGGCTCAATACAACCTCGTTATCACGAACGCCAAGGGCGCACGGGCCGTCCTGTCGGGGATACTGGAGACCCTGAAGGCCTACGCGGTTGAGCAAGATCAAGTCCAGATGTGGATAGCGACCCTGGAGAATCAGCAACTGCTGTTGATCCGCCAGGGCGTCAAGGGCGCGCGGGAAGAACTCGTGGCGCTCCGCACGGCCGTCACCGACTACAAGCTGGGCAAGACCGATTTTGCGGCCTTTCAGGCGGTCATCCAGAAGTCCCAGCTTGGCATTCTGGACGGGGCCGTCAAGGGCGCAATGAGCGCCATCCAGGACATTTTGAACGTGGGTTCACCGGTCGCGTCCGAGGCCCTGCGCAAGCTCTTGGAAGAGGCCCGGGTAAAGATCACGGAGAAACTGCTTGGGTCCGACCTGAAGACGATCCGGGGCGCGAGCATCGACACCGAGGCGCAACTCAAGGCCGCGCTGTCGAAGAATACTCTGGATATCAGCCAACTTTCATCCGCTCAGGCCAGCATTTTAAAGGCGCAGATTGATTCCCTGTATCAGGTTTCGCTGGCCGTCGGGAAGCCCATTGATATTTCCCAGGCGCTCCTTGATGCACTGCAGGACAAGATCGACGGCACGGCGCAACAGGAAGACTGGGCGAAGCTGATTGAGGCCATGGACACGTACCGCGACGACGTTGTTGCGAAAATTCAGGCGTCCATCACGTCGCGGCAAAGCGAAGCCCGGTCGCTGCAAGACAAGATCGACAAGCAGCTCCAGGTCCAAAGCGACATGAAGGAATATTTTAAGGGCATCCAGGCTTACTTGGTGCGTCAGACAAAGGTGGAGACGCTGACGGCCCAGATTTCGGCACTGAAGGACACTCAGTCGAGCGCCAACAATTCGGCCATGATGGCCATGATCATGGGCGTCCCCATGGCGGCCATCTCGCACATGCAGACCGCGCAGGGATTGTCCTCGCAAATTGCGACCCTGGAAAAAGAGCTGGCGCTGTGGACCGGGATGGAAATCCCAACGTCTGGAGTGAGCGGTGTCACGGATACCGGAAAGACGGCGGAGCAGGTTGTAAGCACCATCCTTTCGCGCTCAAGCGCGATTTCAAAGCTGGTCACCGATGCGAGCGCGTCCGGGCTGACGACATCGCAGAAGAACAGCCTTGTCAGTACCTTGAAGGACGAAATCACAAGATACCAGTCGATGAGCACGTGGAAGGTTCAAGATGCATCGTACGCGATGCTTTTGGACGCCAAACTCGCGGACTTTTATGCGGCACTGAAGGGCGTCGAGACGAAACTTGGAGTTGACATCCCTGGCTTTGCAGAGGGCGGCATTTCCTGGACTCCACAGCTCGCCTACGTCGCAGAAACCGGGCCGGAGGCCCACGTCCCGCTCAAGAACGGAAAAATTCCCGTCGATCTCACGGCCCCGTGGAAAAACTCCGGCGACGGGTATGCGGAACTCGTGGCCGAGGTCCGTGACCTGAAGCGGCAGAACACGGCGCTCATGAAGGAGATTCGAGACAACACGTACAGTACCGCTGTTCATGCGTCCGACACGAAGCAAACGAACAAGCGGATGCTCAAGTTTCTTGAGACAGGGGGCGTGCAATGAAAGTAATCTACAACACAAGCTCTCTGCATGACAAGCTGATAAGCTCGAACATCCCTATGCCGGACACGGGCGAACCGGCGTTGTATAACCCTGCAACAACGTATGCTACCGGCGAGAAGTGCTATCGCGAAACGACATACATGATTTACGAATCCCTTGTTGACAGTAACACAGGGAATACGCCGGAAGACAATACCGAGGGGACGACCCCGGCATGGCTCGAAGTCGAGGCGCTGAACAGACACAAGATGTTCGACAAGTACAACAACACCTATTCGACCTATGCAGGCGACATGGAGGTTGTTGTGAACGCGGGCCGGACGTCAACTGTCGCGGTCCTTGGTGTGGTTGGCGATGAAATCACGTTCACGCTCATGAACATGAGCGATGTTGTCATTGCTCAACAGACGTTCAAGCTCTTGCGCCACACCGTGACGAACTTGTACGAGTATTTTTATAAGCAATTCGAGTACACGAACCGTGTTTTCTGGACGTACCCGATATCCTACAACACGAAGTTGAAGATCACCGTGACCAATCTTTCCGGGGTCTCGAAGATTGGCACCCTTGTGTTCGGGCTCGAAAAATACCTTGGCGCTACCGAGGTAGGCGTTGACCTGTCAATGGACAGCTTTTCGATAAAAGAGCGCGACACATTCGGTCAAGTCTACCTGAAGCAGGGGGCGCGAAGCGACGAGTGCAGTTTCACCATCATGGTCCCCGGGACGGCGACAGACCTTATCCACCAGTTTATTGAAAGCCTTGACGCGCTCCCGTGCGTCTGGGTTGTGGATAATGCGGCAACGTCGGCAAAGGCGCTACAGATACTCACCATTTATGGGTATCTGCGCTCTCTTGATACCGTGATCACCACGAAAAGCGAAAGCAACAAGAACAAAATCCGAATCGGGATCATCGCATTCATCTAGGGGGATACTATGCCAGTCATTTCCACCATCACGCCGCTCCCGTCTGCTCCGAGCAGTAACCGGCCCGACGAATTTGCCGCCGAAGGAGACGCCTTTCTGGCCGCCATGGAGACGTTCGTCACCCAGGCCAACGCATGGAGAACGTCTCTTGAGACCTTCGCGACGATGATAGAGGCCAGCTACGGCTCTGGGATAACGGCCGTCTCCACGTCCTCCGTGGCTATCGGCACCGGCTCCAAGTCGTTGACCGTCAGCACCGGAAAAGGCTTTGTGGCGGGGCAGCACATTTGCCTGTGGAATCAGGCGGCGACGGCTGGCATGTTCGGCCAAGTCGTGTCGTATTCCCCCTCAAGCGGGGCCATGGCGGTCAACGTCATCAGCATTCTCGGCGCGGGGACGCACGCGGAGTGGACAGCATTTCTGGTGCCCGTCACGTCCTCGGGCATTGCCGCTCCGTTCCTGCCCGTGACCTGGAGCAAGCACGCGGCCGACATCCGGGGCGTGGCCGGGCTTTTCCCGGGGTTGATTCAGCCCGCGTTCAATCTGTTCGCGCCGAATCTGACCTTGCCGGGCACAGTGAGCTTCACCCGGGCATCCACGGGGTGGTCCCTGAGCCAAGCCCCGGCCGTCAAATCGTACACCACCAACGCCCCGAGGTTCAGCTACGACGTGGACGGCAATCTCTTGGGCCTGCGCGTGGAGGGGGGGGCCACCCGCCTGAACACCATCGCAGCCGCGCCCGTTGACCCGGAAAACGTCACGGTCGCGGCCGTCGCTCATACCATCTCATTTTACGGCACCGGGAGCATGATCCTGTCCGGGGCGCACTCGGCTACAGTGGTTGGCGCCGGGGAATTCCCGACCAGGACCAGTTACACGTTCACGCCCGCAGCCGGGACATTGACCCTGACGCCTTCCGGCACCGTTCAGCATCTCCAGGTGGAAACGGGTTCGTTCGCCACAACTCCGATTCTTGGTGAGGGTGGGCCGGTGACCCGGGCAGCGGACGTTTGCAACGTGGCAACATCGGGGATTGACTTCAGTGCAACGGAAGGGACGCTTTTCGTTGCAGCTACAACGGCACCGGGCTCGATGGGCCAGTATGAATACTTTGTCAGGATCGACGATGGCGGGTCCAACAACCAAATCCGCATAATCCGGGCGGCAGGGGTGCTATCTGCCAGAGTCGAGAGCGGCGGTGTAAATCAATGCATTTTGGACCTTGGCGGCGTGGCAAACAATACCATGTGCCGCATCGCATTTTCCTGGAAGGCAAACGCCTTTGAGGCTGTCTTGAACGGCGGCACGCCTGTTGTGGCGACATCCGGCAGTATCCCGGCGGTGACCACCATCAAAGTAGGACTAAATTTCTTCGGCGCGATAAAGCACCTCGCGTATTTCCCGCGCGTGCTCACGACCGAACAAAAGCAAATTATCACACAGTAGGGGGCAACCATGCTTGACATTTACCTCCATGCGCCGATGCGCGAATCTCTGATTGTCGATCTGGCGCAGGTCGGGCTTGTCGAGGACGGCGATTTCGTGCAGCCGCCGGGCGGGGCGCTGTCCTATGTCGGCCCGGTGCCGGACGGCGGGGTGGGGCTCATCATGCGGTGCGCCCCCGAGTTCGCCGCCACCCTGGCCGGGGCGACGTTTTCGGCTGGGACCGTCATTGCGGACCAACCCGAGGGCGTCCCCGTGTTCGCCGGAGAGCCCGGGCTTGATCTCGCGACCGTCGCGGCGGCCAAACAGGCGGAAATCACGAGCGGTTGCGCGGCGGCCCTGGCCCCGTATGCGGCCGAATATGACTCTGTGGAGCGTGACTCCTGGGAAACCCAGGTCCGCGAGGCGACGGTCTACGCGGCATATCTCACAGCTCTGGAGACGGACCCCGGCGCAGTGGCCCCAGCAACGCCGTTCCTTGATGCGGCTTGCGCGGCGCGCGGCATGTCGCACGAGGATTTTACGGTACGCATCCTGGCCAAGCCCGATCCCTGGGCAACGATATGCGGGGCCATCGTCGGGCAACGGCTGGCGCTCCAGGATCAGGTTGACGACATCCTGGCCGGAGACGATCCGGACACCGTGAAGGCTCTGCGGATTTTGGCGGTCGAAGTGGGGTACGAGGTGCCGGGATAGCGGTTCGCAGATGGTTCGCAAAACGCAAACCATCGTGGGCAAAAATGGGCAGATTTGAGCAAATCAAATTTGCCCTTGACGCCCCGCGAGGCCGCGTGTATCAAGCATATCCTTTCGTCGGCCAGCATAGCTCAGTTGGTAGAGCAGCTGATTCGTAATCAGCAGGTCTGGAGTTCGAGTCTCCATGCTGGCTCCAGAA